TTAACTGGCCTTAATCTCACCATGTGGGACAACTACCCAATCGATATGGTTTTGCGTGTATATCTTGGTAGATTTCGAATCACTGTGTGCCATTCTTCCCTGAGGATCGATGCCCTGTTTATCGAAAAGATAGGCGGCAAGAGCTCGAATTTCGTGAAATGTTGGTCTTTCATCCAATGGCATTTTGTCGCAGAGACCCAACTTGTCACGTACCGCAGAAAATGACCGACTCAAGTAGTCAGGCGCAACTTGCGTAGGATGGGAAACCTCTTTACTGCGTTTCACCTGCCGTTCTGGGAGCCTGTGAACTATAAAAGGACTGGCCACACTATCGCGGCTATCGTCAATAATCCGCTTTAATACATCACCTATCGGTATTGCTACGTGCGATGCCTCTTTCTTTTGTACTTTTTGCCTGTGTATGTAGAGCGTCCCATAGATGCCATTTTCGGGTTGAGCTAACCATACGCAGCCGCAGATTCCGTCTTTAGGTTCACTGATTGAATACCGGATTCGTGACACTTCAAGGCGCGCGTGCGTCGTCTGCAATGCTAAATCCATCGCTGTGCGTAACCAGGGTTCGGCGGCCCGCCGAATGGCTTTAAAGTTATCGAGTGAAAGACGTTGGCGTTTCTTCTCTTCGGTTCTTCGCATTTTTTTGCGTGAAGCAGGGTTATCAAACATCAATGATTCATCGACCGCATACGAGAACAATTTTTTAAGGAAACTAACCTTTCGGTTTTGTACGTTCGCTGATGAATCTGAGTGGAAACGGTTTATGTACGCGTTCACATGCTCCAGCTCAATATCGCAAGCAGGTATGATATTAAAAAACTCTTTTACCCTAAGAGCGTCGTTGTTCCAGTCGTCAAGGGTACTTGGCGACGGTCGCTCATTCTCTATTGCTCGCTGCATGATATGATCTACGTGCTCAGCAAATGGTTTAGCCTCGCCAGTAACACCGCCTGATTCTCGGATTAACAATTCAACAGATGGTGCATTTAATGGCCTCATTCTTAGGTTATATTCGCGAGCTATAGCGATCGCCATAGCCCGGTCTTTACCAAGATTTTTCTTCTTCCCCGTTATTAGTGTGAATTTATAAACGCCACGATCCTTATCAAATAACAAGTATTCTGGAAGATGACGATATTCTCTTTTTCTCGGTCTGGCGGCCATGGTCAACCTTCATTTATTAGCTGAAGAACCGTATGATTTACCATTGAGTCTACTCCCCACTTTTCAGACTCGTAGACGAACACAGTGCCGTCTACAATTTTTCCAGTGAGAAGGCCATTTTCTACCCAACGTTTAATGGTTCTGTTATCTGGAATAGAGTCTTTGGTAAATTCGCGTTTTCCCCATTGACTCGCTTTCATTAGTTTTGCCATGGCTATTTCTCCATAAACCGGCTGCACCCGGTTATCGAACGTTAAAAGAACATGACGAACACCCACCTCGAAGTCCGTCATTACATCTTCTGCATAGCTGGTGGTCTCGATTATCCTTATCTTTTTCGTAAATCTTCATTTTGGCAATAATCAGCTTAGATCCTGGGAGAATCTGTTTGCGTAGGTTTGCAACTTCATCGGCTAATTCCAAAAGGCGGCAATGAAGGTCCTTTGCTTCCTCCTTATACCAAGCTAAATCATCCCGCATACGCCTCCATCGCCGGCGCTTTAATTTACTTGGCATCAGTCATCATCCTCATCTTCTTCGTCATCGCAGGATGCGAGCAGTGGATTCATTCGCCTCCCCACCTGACTGGCGTAGCCGCGGCGACCGAGGTTGTGTAGCACGCTGTAGATTTCGAACATTTCGGTTCGCTCATCACCAATATCAAGCTCACAGGCCAGCGTGTGGCATTCAGTAGCGAGCGCTGATATCTTCTCAAGCAGTTCAGCCTTATTCACCTTTCACCTCCCTTGGTGTGGCTGAGAAATGCTCAACGCCTTTAGCCCAGATTTCTTTGATAGTCGTCCAGGTGACAGGTACTGTTATTTCTATTTTCCCGCTGCCGTCACAGGTTTCACATTCATCATCACCAAAGCATTCCGGGCAGTTTACGAACCTGGTTTCTGAAAACTCACCAGATAGCGCCCCCTTCGCGCCGTTCTCAGCAGTTAACCTCATCGGTACCATCACGTAACTATCAGGCACTACCGGCGCTGGCTGTGCGTGGCGATAGAGCTGAGTGCCGACAGGAAGCGCCCTGTCGATTGTTGATGTGTCATTGCCTGGGTGGTTAGATAAAACTTCTGCCACCGGCCTGCTGTCCATTGCGGCCAGCGCCAGTTCAGCAAGCTGCAGGTCAGCCAATATTTCTTCGCGCGCGCTTTCGAATGCTGTCTGTCGTGATGCCATTTTCAGAGCTTTGACGTTTTCACGAGCTCGTTCGTGAAGCTGCGCTCTGGTTAATTTGCTGGTCATTAGTTAAGCCCTCACCCAGCCTTTGGATGTACTGCGGATTTTTCCCGCTTTACGTAGCGCCTGAAGCCGGCGATCGAGAATGCGGAAAGGTTCTGGCTTATTCTCATCCTTTGCAATACAGACGCATTCTTCTGCTACATCCCTGACGTACAGACTGGAAAATGGCGTAGGGTGCGCATCAATTTTGCTCATTATTTTTGAGTCGAGTAATTCATATTTGGTCATTGGTTGGCTCCTGGCTTATTGATGCGCGATGTTATATTCCGACCGCAGTCGCAGCAGTAGAACGCTTTCCCGCCGCGAATGCCGCTGGTGTGCTGCCCCTCAAGGAATGAACCATCCCAAGCATAAAACTGTTTGTAATCCACAACCTCTTTCGTGTGGAATCCATTCTCACCGCCGCAGTGCGGGCATGATTTCGGGTTTTCTATAGCCATCACTCAGCCTCCAGCTTGATGCCAGCGGCGGCAGCTGTACGCGCATAAACGATCACGCCATCCTCGGGGCGCTTGCGCGGCAAAAAGATACCAGGGCGCGGCCACAACGCAATAAAGCGACATTCGCTGTTTTCAAGACGGTGAAATGCTTTCTCGCTCATTACACCTACCGGGCGAAGTTGCTCCTGTTCGCGCTCCAGCTCGGCGATGCGCTTCTTAGCTTCCTGCAAATCCGAAAGACCCTGTTTAGTGGTGAACATAAGTTGGATGGCCAGCGCTTTCCAAGTGACATGCTGAAGCTGCCCGCAACCATTTGGGCATGGCTCAGGTTCTATTTCGACAGTAGTAATTGTGTCTGCGGTAACACTGATGATGTTTTTCGTCAGAACGAACGAGCACTCAGTGCAGCGCAATATGCCGGGAGCAATACAAGAAGACTCCAGCGCCTCTACCAGCGCTTTAGCCTCAGCCTCTTTCAGCACCACAGTGTCAAAGTTTTCGAGCTGCTTTTTGATTTTTGCAATCAGCGCCAGTTCGGTGATATCAGTCATGCTGCATCCTCCAGACCGATTAGCTCGGCAATCTGCGCCAGCGTGTCTTCGCTTTCTCCAACCGGCTTGTCCATCCAGTCAAACGAAATCAACTTGCCGGCCTCGATAACTCCGATGTTGAAATCGTCGCTTTCACGCAGCTTAAATCCGTGCCTGATAGCCTTATCGCGCTTATCGAATTTGATGCAGTCCGAAGTGTATTCAATGCCTCCGCCAGTTTCGTTGCACCACAGGTATTGCAGAATCACTATGTATGACTTGCTCATTTGTCGGCCCCCTCGCGAATCTGGTGGCGAATATAGGCCGCGTAGCTTTCGGCTCGTTCTGCGGTGAGGTTGTAGCTGCATTTCATGTTTACAGAGCAGCCATCCTTATTGGCAAAACCGCGGTAAGTTGACGCCATTTCCTCCACCCCATCAGCCTTAATCCCTGCATAGATGCGATCGGTGGCTGGGACCGGGTTTTCAGCATTAACATCGCGGGAAACGTACATGTTGATTTCTGAAACATAATCCAGCGGCACACCCGCGAACATGGTTCCTTCGCCTTCAGAGAAGTATTCAACGTGGTTGTCGCTTATGTCGGTCAACAAGCGAATCATCGACATGTTCTCCGCAGCCAGCTGCACATATGCTTTAGCCAGCTTCAGGAACTTCTGCTCTCTGATCGACAGCTCGCCTGCCGACTCCAGGGAAGCGATGAGCTCGTTTACTGTTTCGATGTTCATGCTGTCACCCATTCAATAACCATGCAGATCCCCCAGGTCACGACGAAAACAGCGACCCAACCGGCAATTTCGATCACAGCTGCGAACCAGAGCAGGGCGCGCCGGCTGTAATTTTCAGGTTCAAAGTTCATTGCGCCTCCCCAAGCACCCAGCGCAGAGCCTCGGCATATTCGCCGCTGGCATCTTCGAGGGCTTTTGCAATTTCCTTGCGCGATTTGATACGCGGCTTTGCTTCACCGAGTATCTGACGTTGCCGACGGGCTTTTTCGTGGCCTTTGGTACCAGCGGTCGCCAGCTCGATTTCTGCCACTTTTGTCCGCTGTTCTTCAGGTGGGAGCGCACCAAGCTGACGCGCCTGGGTAACGGTGACAGTTCCGGACTCCACTGCATCCCGAACAGCCTGGGTGGCATCCAGCAATGACAACGTTGCGCGTACGGTCTGGACACTCACGCCAAACATCAGCGCTAAATCGTCCTCGTCGTGGCCGCGCTCCAGCGCATCAGCCATTTTCTTTGCTCGGCCCAGCGGTGTATCTGCCTGGCGGATTTCGTTAGCACTTACCATCGCCTGCGCCATGCGAATGGCGGAGCCACGTTTAGCGACTGCCGGAACCAGTAACGGTTCTTTGCCTTCTTTCGTCAGACGCTTGTTAGCTTCCAGTGTATGGCGCACACGCTGGCGGCCATCAACCACACAAGACAGCCCTGTCTCCGGGTCTTTCCAGACGATAATCGGCTCAAGAACGCCCTGGTCCATGATGTTCAGCACCATTGCCTCGCTGATAGGCAGGTGGATGCGCTCATCGTAAAGCGGGTGCGTTTTGTCGATAACCAAGTGCAGTTTTTCAGGTTCAAACGCTAAAACGTTCGTTTTGCCGCTGGCGCCGTATACAACCTTTGAGTCTTTAGCCATGGTTATTAACCCCATTCAGGCCTGCCAACACTGCAGCCTGTGCTGTGTTTTGGTCCATTGCTTCGGTAAGGGCGATGAACGTTACATCCAGCCGTGAAGCGATATTGCGCATTAACTCTGCTTTTTCCGGTGGTAGATCGGGTGCCGCAGCGTAAGCTGCAGCGACCAGTTCTTTAACTTTCATATGTGCCATTAGCGCCGCTCCATCAGCTGGTGGAAGCGGTTCATGAACATCCCGTAGGCCTGGCCTGGGCGAACCGGATTAATAACGAATTGATCCGTCGGAATAATGCCTTCGAGCATGGGCCAGACAGTGCCGTCGTCGATCTCAAAATCACGACGTTCGCTGGCCAACATCACCAGGTCGGCATATTTAACGGTCGGGTGCTGCTCAGCCGGCAGGCCGAATTTCTGACGTATTGCAGAATCAACCCGAATCTCCATTGCGCAATAGTCAGGTAAGAGGTGCTTAAGCGGAGCCGGAATATCCTGCAGATAAGCCTCGGCAGCATCGTGGAGAAGTGCCTCAAGTGCGAACTCCTGCGGTACGAGCAGGCTGGATAAAACGCTGTGCTGTCCAACGCTGTAGAACTCTGGCAGGTGGCCGGCAAATCGGCAGATATGCGAGAGGGCGGTTGCAATATCCTCTATCTCGATCGCGTCTTGCTGGATATCGAGATAATTAAAGTGTTTGCCTGAAAGGGTTTGAATAAAGCTCATTATTTTCTCCATACGTTACGCCTGCACAGCGCTGTTATTTGGGTGTAGAAATACCTCGCCATAAGGCGATAAATAAAAGGATTACGCTTCAATAAATCCCCGCAGCAGCGGAGATTTAAGGCTGAGCAATCAGGCTTAGGCTTTGAAAGTACCGATGAAGGCCTCGACCGGCTTACCGTCGAACTTACCGATCAACAGGTCGCGGAACTCATTGGCGATCGCTTCTTCCTGGGCTTCCAACTGGACGATACGCAGGACGAATACCGGATCATTACTTTTCAGCAGGCTGTTGCGCAGGCTGAATGCACGTTCTCCGAGTCCTTCATACGGCACACATTTGAACTCGAACGCCACCGGCATCACGTCTTTACTGCTGGCTTCGATACTCTGCATCAGCGACTTTTTGCCACTGAAATCACCATCTTCATGATCGGAGGCATTAGTTTGCTGGATGGTGATGCGGCGAACTGCCTGCGCGGCCTGGGCGATTTTCATCGTGTTACCGTCGGCATCGAATGCAATCAGGTAATCACTCCAGTCTTCCAGCCATTCGGCGATTTGCTTCTGGTTAAGGTGATCCCCGTTGATCGACAGCAGCGCGCGGAATGGGGCTGTTTTCTTCAGCTTGATCGAGGCGACGTTATCAGCGTGCCCGGGATTATCCAGCGTACCGATGTTGAAGATAGAGCGCGCCAGCATGTTATCGGCATCAATAAAGCAACGGGCTTTTTCGTTTTCTTTGGCGTAGCCTGAGGAATAACGCACAAAGTCATCGATGCTTGTGGTTTCCATCGCACCACGGAAACGAAAGCGCTCCGAGGAGAAGCGTTCGAGGCTTTCGATACCTGTGCCAGCTGGGAGGACAGCTGTTGGGCATGCCAGTCGCTGGATATCTTCCATGTAGTAACCGGAAAGCACCAGGTCCTGAACTTGCTTAATTGCGCTGCCATCTAATTGTTGAGACATAAAATTTCCTTAAAGAAAAATGTAGTTAAACTAAAAACGCATCAGTCACGGCCTATGGCCCCGTCCGCAGCTTTGCATCCGGATCGCCGCCCAGAGTAAACAGGTTGCCCTGGTCTTCCTGCAGGATGGTCAGCTTGCCGCCGCGGTTAACAAACATCGGCGTTTCTGTCGTGTCTTCTTCAGAAACTTTCCCGCGCGGGGTGGGGGTGATGTACTGCAGTTTGTGTTTGATCATGACTCGCTTTTCTTCGATCGAATTGCCCATGCGATCGATGTCGAAAGTCAGTACTACTTTGCCTTTGCTGCCATTGTTCAAAACGCCCAGTGCGGCGGTATTGAGCGCCCCGGCGATCTTGTTGATGAACACGCCAGCATCCAGTTCGCCAAGGAAATCTGGAACATTGGTCATGCGATCATTGCTCATAGCACTACCTCTTTGTTAGGGCGGCTGCCACCGCCGACGGTTTCTCCATACACAACACAGAAGAGCATCTGCGGTTGACGGCCGCCCGGGTGGATTGGGTTATGAGCCCGTCACCCGGTGATGCTCTTGTGTCTTATGTAAAAAGGGCGGTACCAGAAACAAAGGGAAACTGGCACCGCCAAAACTTCACACAGCTTTCGTTACAGGTACTACGGGTTACCACGCTGGCTACGTGATGGGGTTGTGGCGCCGGGACTCGAACCCGGATAACGTCTGGCCAGCCGCATGAGATACGCTAGGTTATGATCCTTGCGCAGTGCTCAACTCCTCCATCTGGAGGCACTCTAACCAATTGAGCTACATCCACAACGGTAAGAACACTGCCGCTACCCCTTACGGGATAATCCGTCTGTCTGCCTAGCGGTAGGGCGTTTCCTGGCATCTTCAGTGCTCTTTCCTGTTGTGTCCCGGGCTCTTCCCGGGCGTCACACCTTTTCGCCGCGCTGGTGGGGCGCACGTCGTGCCTGAAACACTTAGCTTGCACATTCTTCCGGAATTCCTGAGAGCGCATGGATAAAGGTAACTCTCTGGCGGCTCACGCTGCATGTGCCATACAGCGGTTGCGAATACTGCCGTTCACAACTGGAAGCGCACTCCTTCAGTTACAAACCGATCCCCACGACCGATGGAAGATGGAATGCGCTTTCAAGTTGTGTACGATTCATCTACCCCGGTCCGGCGGCGCCACCTCGCCGGGGCAGATGCAAAGGACCGTTACGCGATCACTCGGCTTGTTGGTTTGGCCGGAAGTATCAAGTCCCGACATCGCGGATTCTGCTTCTCCGCCCCGATTTCACCCCCGCTATGGTTTAGCGCGCAAACCGAGAAAATCGCCTTCAACGCTGTCGGCTTTCGCCATGTTTAGGAGAGAGCCTCGCAGAACTCGGCAAAGCTCAGTGCTTCTTCACCTTCTGCCAGACTGTCAAAATATTCTTCGTATTCTTTATCCATCCTGAATGCCTCTTCGGTTGAATGCTTAGCGAGTCACCATGGTTTTCGTATGTCTCTAGTGCCTGCACTTCGACGTACGGTATGTCCGCGGCTGATGAATAAAATCTAAAATAATTTAGTTTTTTGGTCAAGGTGAAAATACTAAATATTTTTAGTTTTCACCATTGGTAAGGGGAGGGAGAAAGATTAGCGTCGCATCTGGCGGCGGTGTTCGACAACAACACCGATGATGGAAATTTTTTCTACAGCAGAATTTAAAGCAGCAAAATCAGGGTTTAAGGGAACCAATTCGAATACCTCTTCGCCGTCCTCGTTGACACCTCTTGCACGGTATTTTTTAAAAGTGGCGTATTCACTACCGTTTTTGGCTACAACATAGTCACCAGGGCCTGGACACAAGTCAGGATCTACAATGATAGTGTCTCCTTCTTTGAACTCCGGCTCCATCGATTTTCCACGTACCTTAAGTGCGAAGGTACCAAACGAATGAGCGCCGTTAGTTAAAATGTAATCCACGGCGCCCTCTAAATTACGAGCATCACTTTCAGATGTCCAACTGCCGGCTTGCACCCAGCTTATGATAGGGATCTGCATAGCTCCCAAGTTACCTGGCGTTACGTTTGAGAGCTCCTCTTTTCCGGTTAGGAGAAAGTCCTCAGAAACCCCAAAATACCGCGCTAATTTTGTCAGCGAGACACCTCCAGGTATGTTTTGATCTTTCTCCCAGTACCCAATGGTGACATCTGTCACTCCAACAACTCTACCCAGTTGCTTCTGGGTAAGTTTACGGTCCTTTCTCAATGATTTTAAACGACTTCCAAATGTGCTCACTGTGGTTCGCCATGTTATGAAAACTAAATTATCTTAGCTTTAATTGACCTAAATTTGCTTTGTAAGTAATATCTAAATAAATTTAGGAGGGTGTATGACAACAACAGAGTTAGAAACGTTCTTCGGAACCCCCAATAAGGCAGCTGATTTCTTCGGCGTTTCTCCTGAGGCTTTTTATCAATGGAGAAAACGCCCAGGAAGTCTGATCCCTAAAGGTCGTGCTGCTGAAGCTGCATATCGTACCAATGGAAAGCTAATTTTTCGTCCTGAGCTTTATGAGAAGACTAATCCACATAAAGCATGAATGACACCACAGAGATAAGGGGTAAGCCGTGGGCAATGTAACAGGCAAAAATCATAGCAATGATGAAGTAACTCTGAAGGTGTTCAAAGACAGCCCGCAAGTTTGGGCCGGCGGGCTCGAAGGGCGTGATTTAGCTGACTGGCTCATTGGGAAAGCCAATGCCATTTTGTACCTCGTATACCACCAGGAAAAACTGGAAGAGCATCGTAGTACGGTCAATGAGCTGGAAGCTGCTGAAGCACTTATTGTGGCTTACGCTGGCCTTGGTCTCTCTCTGCAATCGTATGATCCCATTCATGCTCCTGACAAGGTGGCAATTCAGTTCGATATTGACCTCGGGAGAGAATTTCGAATTCGTCAGACTGGCGAACGTATTCAGGAAGGGCCAGTTCTTCCGGTGGGATATTCACTTCTGCCAGATCTTGCTGAAGCGAAAGAAGAACATCAGCGAAAGAAAGCATCCTCACTTGCTCAGGTGACCAGCCGTAACGGGTCGCAAGAAGATGAGTAATTCCATTACGTCCGAAAAGCGGCTCCCAAGGAGCGGAATAGCGCTCTCTGTGCTTAATCAGAACAACGTCAAGGCGCAGCAACTGCTCAGCACGGATCCAGGACCGATAGGTAGGGAGTGCTTCACCTTCTGTTAACCACTTATTGGCTTTGGAAACATTACGAACATGAGAGATGAAGATCTTAGCGTAATCAATTGCCATACAGAACCTCCTTCGGTCCTTAGGTGTGGAAAACCCAGAATATCCGAAGGCGCGTTCGGCACCAACAGAGGTAATACCAATGAATGAACCTGAATGGAAAGTGGATAAGCAGCCGGCATGGCTGGTGGCCGCTATAAAAAAAAAGATCACTGATTTGGACGGTGGTTACGTGGAAGCAGCGGAGTGGCTGGGCGTTACTGAAAATGCATTGTTTAACCGTTTACGCGCCGATGGTGATCAGATTTTTCCTCTCGGCTGGGCAATGGTTCTGCAGCGTGCTGGTGGATCAAACCACATTGCCAATGCGATAGCACGCCATTCGAACGGGGTATTCGTGCCACTGGCCGATATCGAGGAAGTTGACAATGCCGATATTAACCAGCGCTTGATGGAGTCGATCGAGTGGATAGGAAAACACTCGCAGTATCTACGCAAAGCCACTGCTGACGGTGTTATTGACCAGGCCGAACGTGAGCAGATCGAGGAGAACAGTTACCAGGTCATGGCGAAATGGCAGGAGCATTTAACGTTACTTTTCCGTGTCTTTTGTCAGCCAGAAAAGAGTGACGCCCGCGAGTGTGCAGCTCCGGGCGTCGTGGCAGATAAATCAACGTGTATGGAGAAATAATCCGCATGAGCAATTTAATCGTAAATCTCAGGTTACCGCAACTACGTATGCGTCCGGTGACGGGTGCTGCGCTGTTTCGGTATGAACGCATGGTATGCGGTAAATGGGTTTCATGTAACCACAGCCGGGCAACGGCAATTGTGGGGGTCTTTAACCGGAGGGTAAAAGCGTTATGCGCGAAGTTAACCGAAAGTTCAGAGACCACTATGGCAAGCCCGTCAGAGTCATACGGTGGGAACGTGAGACCAATCGTGTCATTTACCTCAGGGAAGGCTATCCGCACGAGTGTTTTAGCCCACTCGATCAGTTTCAACGAAAATTCAGGGAAGTAGAGGGCAGCCATGAGCAGTAAATTACACGGTCTGGTATGGGAAGCCTGTGCTTTCAAAGGCCTGATCATATCTGAAATAGCGGTCATGGCCCGCCTGGCTGACTTCAGCAACGACGAAGGAATATCGTGGCCTGCTGTGACAACTATTCAGCGACAGATCGGGGCAAAGAGCGAGAACACTGTTCGAAGCGCCATTAAAAAACTTCAGGCGAAAGGGTGGCTGAAGAAGCAGGAGCGTCGCGTAGGCGGCAAGAATAATTCGAACGTCTACAAACTCAACGTCGATATGCTGGAACGTGCAGCAGCTGAAGCAAAACTCTTCTACGCAACCCCGCGTGAACAATCAAAATTTGATGCCTCAGAAATTGAGGGTTCAAAATTTGAGGGGTCAAATTCTGACGCCTCAAATAATGGGTCTGCATCCCCTCAAATATTGCGGGGGGACCCCTCAATGGTTGAAGGCGATCCGTCATTAGATCCGTCATTAGATCCGTCATCTAAAAAACCTTTTTGTCGGGCTCCTGCGGAACCCGACGATAAGCCGGATCCTGAAGTGGTGATCACTGACCATGCGATCGAAGTTCTGACGCATCTGAACCAGGTCAGTGGCTCCCGGTTTCAGAAGTCAAAAACTTCCCTCGAAAACATTCGGGCACGTCTGCGTGAGGGGCATACCGTTCCAGATCTGAAACTCGTTATTGACGTTAAGCATGAGCACTGGCATGGCAACGACGAGCAATACCAGTACATGCGCCCCGAGACGCTTTTTGGTCCTAAAAAATTCGAAGGCTATCTGCAAAGCGCTATCCGCTGGGATGCCAAAGGGCGACCGCCACGGGAATCCTGGGACAGAAGTAAGCCACGTGATATCAACCAAATTGGTGCAGTGCAAACGACCATACCGAAGGGGTTTCGTGGATGAACATTACTCAAATGGCCTTTGAATTCATTGCTAAAAACCCAGATCAGAAAATGCGCGATATCATTGCCGCCTTTCCTGACTGCAAACCTGTTTCTGTGAAAAGTGCCGTTTATCGCCTGTACACAGAAGGGCGCCTGGAAACCAAAGCAACCTCATGCGGTTTTATTTATCGAGTCATCAATGATGCATCCTGCTGCGATGACCTACAGGACGACTTTAAGTCCAGAGGCAACCTGGAACAGGAAAAAGCCGCTAAAAAACTCGAAGAGCGCAGCCTGTATCGCCGGGCCGCTACTGTATGGCACCAACTCAGTACTTCAAGCTGCAGCCAGAAAACTCTTGAGTATTACATTCGTCAGAAAAATGCCTGCCTCCGGAAAGCACGCATGGGGAAATCACACACTGAGTGTCTGTTAGCCGGGAATTACTGCGGAGGTGATCTGTGCATCGACTGAACACGACCAGCGAAGGGGAAATGCTGGTGGATGAGGCCGAACTCCCAATCACCAGAAGCCAATACTGTGATGCTCTGGATGCATTACGTGCTGCCCCTGCCCATTATCTCAAGGAGGTGGGCGACCAGTGGAGAACGCCCGATATGTTGTTCTGGGGGGTTAACGCTATGTATGGCCCGCTGGTGCTGGACCTCTTTGCAGACGAAACCAACGCAAAATGCCCTGCGTGGTACTCAGCAGAAGACAATGCCCTGACGCAGGACTGGGCGGGGCGACTGATAGAACTCGGCGGCGCGGCATTTGGAAATCCGCCGTATAGCCGTTCTCAGTATCACGAAAAGCAGGCGATCACAGGCATGACCCACATCATGAGTTATGCATCCGCTCAGCGCGAAAATGGCGGTCGTTATGTCTTTCTGGTGAAGTCAGCGACGAGTGAGACGTGGTGGCCAGTAGATGCGGATCATGTCTGTTTTATCCGCGGTCGCATCGGTTTCGATCTTCCTACCTGGTTTAAGCCGGCGGACGATAAGCAGAAGCCGACCAGTGCCTTCTTTGCCGGGGCGATTGTTGTATTTGATAAGTCATGGCGAGGGGAGCGCTTTAGCTATATCGATCGTGTGGCTCTTGAGGCGAAGGGGCGCGCGAGTATGGCCCTGGCCCAGTACGCCGTGGGTAAACAGGCAACAGCTTCAGTAATGGAGCTGCCCCAGACAGAGCAAGGCGAAACTGAAATACCGCTCCTTCAGAGCGAAATCCTAGCGAAAAGCGGCATAAGATCTTGGGCATGCGTGGTTGCTGCTTTTGGCGATAAAGCCGAGTACACCTTCGCCGAGTCGAAATTTGGTCATACCTGGGCGGCTGATTCAGTGGATAAACCGGAGTTTACGCCGGTTAACTCAGAAGTGATCGCCACAGCTCAATCCCTGATCATCAAACAAACTGCGAAACAAGCGCTGGTGGGCTGGCTAAACGGTATTGATCTCGGATCCACAATTGCACGTGAAGAAACCATAGAACGTATGAATTCGGTGTATGCAGAGTTTGTCGACACATGCCCGGTAACTGAGTTCATCGATATTGTCGGCAGCCTGGATAAAGCGAGCTGGTTCAACAGCAGACTGATCCGCACTCATGTTCGGGAAGCTCTCTCAGTTGCCAAACAGGCCTTACACGAAAGCCGGATATGGCCACTGGAAGTAGGCCTGGTATTTGAGCGAGTCGAAGGGGTGAACGATCTAAACGAGTCTCAGCAAAATAAGCTGAAGGCACACATCAATCAGCTGTGGCTTGAGCGTACGCCCAGTTCCGAAATCATAACTATTGCCAGCGGGCTGGCCAGCAGCATGCAGGGGGTTAGCCATGCGTGAAATTATCGTAGATAACTTTGCCGGAGGCGGCGGCGCTTCTACCGGGATTGAGATGGCTATTGGGCGTAGTGTCGATATTGCCATTAACCATGACGAAAATGCTGTGGCCATGCACCGTACCAATCATCCGGATACATTGCACTACTGCGAAAGCGTGTTCGATGTTTCTCCTGGCGCAGCAACCAGCGGCAAACCTGTTGGCCTGACCTGGTTCTCTCCAGACTGTCGCCACTTTTCCAAAGCGAAAGGGGCTAAACCAGTTGAAAAAGCGATTCGTGGGCTTGCGTGGATCGTTCTCCGCTGGGCGCTGGATGTTGGCCCGCGGGTAATGATGCTCGAGAACGTCGAAGAGTTTAAAACGTGGGGTCCACTACTGGCGGCGGAAATGCGTCCGGATCCGGACCGCGTTGGAGAAACGTTCCAGGCGTTCGTAGGTATGCTGACATCTGGAGTTCCTGCAGATCACCCTGCGTTGCTGGAATGCTGCGAGTTTCTGGAGTTGTCGCCGGATAGTGAACAGGCGAAACGCTTAGTCGCCGGGTTGGGCTATGTTGTCGATTTCCGTGAGCTGCGCGCCTGCGACTATGGCGCGCCGACCATCCGTAAGCGGTTCTTCATGGTGATGCGCCGGGACGGGCAACCAATAGTCTGGCCGGGAGCAACCCACGGGGATCCGAAATCACCGGCGGTGCTGGCCGGAAAACTGGCGCCATGGCGAACAGCTGCAGAATGCATCGACTGGTCCATTCCGGCGCCGAGCATCTTTGATCGGAAAAAGCCGCTGGCGGAGAATACGTTAAAACGTATCGCCCGCGGCATCCAGCGTTTTGTTATCGACAGCGCGTCGCCGTTTATCGTGAAGTGCAATCACACTACCACTAAAGGCAAATACGATTGCTTCCGGGGGCAGGCTCTCACTGAACCGTTGCAGACGATTACGAAAACCCACGGCTACGCGATTGCGGTACCTCATCTGACAAAATTCCGAACAGGGGCTACTGGGCAGCCAGTTACCGAACCGGTACCGACAGTGACCGCCGGCACGTCCAGGCGCCCGGGCGGGAATGGTCATGCGCTGGGGATTGTTGAGGCGGGACTTGTCCCGTTCCTCGCTGGCAACGGTGGCAGCGAATACCAGGCTAAACCGCGCCCGCTTGATAAACCTGCTCACACCATTCTGAAAGAGTCGCGCGCCTGTGTCGTCGCTCCAGTTATCGCCAGGCAGTTCGGCGCCAGTGTTGGGCATAGGGCTGATGAGCCAAGTGCGACGATCACAGCTGGCGGCGGCGGTAAATCGCAACTGGTTGTGCCGACGCTCATTCAAATGGGATACGGAGAGCGGCCCAGTCAGGCGCCTCGCGTCCCGGGACTGGATAAGCCGCTGGGAACCGTTGTTGCTGGTGGCGGGAAACATGCTGTGGTTGGTGCATTCCTGGCAAAACACTACGGCGGCAACTACACCGGGCCCGGCGTGGGGCTGGATGAGCCTGCGCATTCAGTAACGACTGTCGATCACCACGCCTTAGTCGCTTCTCATCTGGTTAAACTGCGCGGTACTTGCCGTGACGGCCAGTCTACTGACGAGCCGATGCCGACTATCACTGCCGGCGGGCAGCACGTAGGGGAGGTTAAAACGACTCTGGCGGTCGCGGACTATGACGAAGAGCGCGCGCAGCAGGTGCTGGCGTTCCTGCAGCAATACTGCGGAGAGGATAGTACCGGGCTGGTGGATATCGGCGGAGTGACTTACCGCATTGTCGACATCGGCATGCGCATGCTGCAGCCGCATGAGCTCTACAGAGCGCAGGGATTCCCGGAGTGGTACATCATCGACCAGGATTACCGCGGTGTGAAGTATGCGAAGGATAAGCAGGTTGCGCGTTGTGGTAATGCGGTGCCTCCGCCTTTTGCTGAGGCACTGGTGAGGGCAAACCTTCCGGAATTGTGCGTAAACAGAGAGGAGTTTGCGGCATGATGAAGTTAACTATCAGGCAGCAGGAAGTTCTTAACCTGCTCATTGAGTACCAGCGTGTCCATGGATTCCCGCCAACCACCTATGAACTGACCGGCATGTTGGGTTGTCGGTCCCCCAATGCTGCGGCAAGTCATCTCAAAGCGCTGGAGAAGAAGGGCGCGATCAAAATTACCCGCGGGGTTTCCCGCGGTATAAGCATCGTTAATTTTCCCCCTCAGAGAGAACTTGTCATAAATCTTAATACTCTCGTTAAAGTCAAACTTAGTGATGTCGCCCTTGTGTTTTTGGAGCGTCAGCATGAAGAAAACCGTATTCGCCACCCCTCTATTTTTGGTGAGTTTGAACCACCATCAAAGGATGAAAATGGGTTTACGAAAATGACGCTATGGGGCCTCATGTCCGAACTGGGGAAGCTATGTTATTGCGGTGGGGAAGTTCCTTTCGAACTTAAAATTCCCCTGGAGGATGAATGAAATTTATTCTTCCTTTCCCGCCCAGCGTGAATTCCTACTGGCGGTCCCCAAATAAGGGGACTGCAAAAGGTAAATTGCTGGTCAGCGAAGCTGGCCGCAAATTCAAACATGCTGTAAGAGCAGCGATTATCGAACAGCTGAAAGCAGTCCCAAAACCCTCCGCTTCGCCAGCGGAGGTAGTCATTGTCCTGTATCCGCCTGATTACCGCCGCCGCGATCTGGACAACTACAACAAGGCGCTTTTCGACGCACTTACATACGCCGGTATCTGGGAGGATGACAGCCAGGTTAAGAGGATGACGATCGAGTGGGGTGAGAATGCAAAGGGAGGGAGAGTTGAGATCACCATAACGGCATTCAATAAAGTGCTGGATGTTTGTTCAGTGGTAGGTTGAAGACTATGCAATCAGGCATTAATCTCAAGGTGTGTAAACGAACCGGGCGTGCAGGCCCAATCGTCACGTTAAAGTGTATGGAGATAAGTATGGCTAACCACGTTATGGGCTATGGTGCGCCCAAAAACCACTCTCATTTGGCGATTGAAGGTATTTTCGTTCGCCGGGATGCGGCAGGTCGATTTTGTTTAAATGACTTTCAGCGCGCGGCTGGTGGAGAAGAACGTCATAATCCTAACCGCTGGCTACGGTCCGAGATGGCAGCTCAGTTGATTACTGAGCTAACGCCAGATATGGCGTTTGCCCCTATTGATGTTGTGAGAGGAGGGATCAACCCTGGGACATACGCCTGCAAGGAATTGGTGTACGCCTATGCAATGTGGATTAGCGCCGCCTTCAATCTGAAAGTCATCAGAACGTTTGATGCGGTGCAAAATGCTATGACAACGCTGACCTCCGATCGTATTCAGGCTGGGGTCATTTTGCTGGAGTCAGCATCCCGGACATTAAACCTCTCCAATTCTTCCAAACTTGGTGCTTACCAGAAATTGCAACAGGCGGCCGGGCTTCCAGATTTAATGCCTGCTTATGCGATTGATGCTCCAGCCGGCGCCATGGATGGATCCAGTCGGCCCACACTCTCGCTTAGTGCTCTGCTTAAAACCCATGGGATACGGCTAACTGCAAACCAGGCATATCACTTAATGGCTCGTGCCGGGATCGTGGATCAGAAGGAACGGCAAAGCCGGAGCGGATTAAACGGAGTAAAAAAATTCTGGTCTGTAACAGCCAAAGGCTGCCTTTACGGGAAAAATATCACCAGCCCTGCGAATCCCCGGGAGACTCAGCCACATTTTTTTGAATTAAAATTTCCCGAGCTTCTGAGACTGCTCGGCATTGTCACGCAGTAGGGGATGATCTTGCGCGGATTACTAACACCAGAGATTGTGCCCCGCCTCGGCGTAGTACTCTTTAAACCGGGAAAGGAGCTGATGAGCCTCTTTGCTCAGGGGCGCGTTCTAATAACTCCACAGCCCGAGTACATGGCCGGTTTTCCTACGGGGAAAGTGCCAGACGCTCGCCAGCCGTTATCCGTAGATCGCAGCCTTGTTCCTTTCTTTACCGATCCACGTGTCATCACAGCTGCGGGAGGTATTGAGGGGCTGGAGCGATGGCTTAGCCTGGCTGTCAGACAATGCCAGAATCATGATGAGGGATATCACCACATCGAAACAGTCATCTTAAGGCAAGATCCAGGCTCCGTTTTATTATGCTGGCATTGCGACAATAAGCTTCGAGATGAGCCGGATCCGGCGATCAAGGAAATAGCAAGCCGTAATGTTATCGACTGGGTCATCGATATGGTCCTGCTTTCGCTTGGATGCACCCGGGAAAGGACATTATCCCTGGCAGAGTTGTGCTGGTGGGCTGTTCAGTCTGGGATTTCTGATGCGATAACGGAGGCTATGGCTGAAAAGGCCTTGCGGATAGCTCCAGAGCCGCACCGTTCGGTATACAGGGACAGCGACATCATCCCAGCAATACCCGCGGCCGACATACTTAAAAGACGTCTGGATAAGAGGGAAAGCCATGCCATAACAGGGGATCTGGAGACGGGTGATCAGGATGCTGGGAGACCTATTCTCCGGTTGGGCGTGGATCCGGACTGCCCTGAAGCATTTATGTTGCGACCGAAGCGCCGGCGCTGGATTTGCCCTCAATACACCCAGTGGGTAAAAACACAGGAATGTGCCTGCTGTAGGCAACCAGCTGACGATCCACACCATATAATAGGGAATGGTCTGGGGGGAACTGGCACCAAGGCCCATGATCTCTTCGTGATACCACTGTGCAGAGTGCATCACGATGAATTACATGCCGACGTCTCAGCATTCGAACAGAAATACGGAACGCAGTTAGAGCTGTTGGCCCGTTTTCTGGATCGGGTAATGGGTATCGGTGTCATTGTAAAATCTTAAGTGTATGGAGAATATGAATGCGTGACATGCAAAAGGTTTTAGATTTATGGGGCGGTTGGGCGGCAGCTGACAGCTCCGGTATTGATTATTCCCACATTGCAGCAGGTTTTAAGGGGCTTCTTCCGCAGGGCGGCAAAACACGTTTGTGCTGCACCGATGATGATGCATTAATCATAGAAGGCTGCTTGGCAAGACTTCGCGAAAAGAAGCCATATGAACACAGTTTGCTCGTGGCTCATTACCTGTACGGTATCTCGAAGCGGAAGATAGCTAAGGCACTAAAGAAAGATGAAAAGCTTATCCGGATTGAGATACAGATGTCTGAAGGTTTTATTGAGGGATGTCTCAGTATGTTGGATGTACATTTAACAATGGATGCAATAGTAACGATAACACGATAAAATTGTTATCCTCATTCAGTTTTTGACAGATGTTGTTTTTTTAAAGACAATCTTGCTTACCTTCCTGTCGTTCCGGTAGGAGGGTAACACAAGAATGAAATTTAATGACTTAAATGAGGAGGCTATTGTGTTAACTCGGCAGAAAAAAAATAATAATATTACATTTGCTTTTTCTCTTCTTAGTACTGTTATCACATTTAATAGCAAGCAAGGTTTGTTTGACATTAATAAAACTATGGAACTGGTCTTGACAGACTTGCTAAGCCATGTTTACAACCTATCATTAACAAATCTCAATGTTATTAAATATAATCATCCTGCTATCGATTTAGGTGATCAGTCTAGTGGAGTAGCAATACAAGTTACCTCAGATGGTTCAAAAGCAAAATTTTCAAAAACAATAGATAAGTTTTTTAAATGGAATTTACATGAGACTTACAATGAAGTATGGATGATGGTTATATCGAATGATCCACTTGAGGATCATTCGAGGAAAGGTATTGTCATCCATGTGTTAAATTTATCAGATGTTGCAAATTCTATATGCAATAAGGGTGGGGAGGAGTTTGAGCAATTATATTTAATGTGTGAAAAGGAATTTGGTGTATATTTCCCGAATGCGAATTCTAGTATATTGAAGCCAATGCGGGCAGAAAGCATTAACCCAGGTGTAAGTATCGATAATTTTATAAGAGAAAATGGAATTGATCTTAATGATACTAATTTTAACGTGTCCGAGCAAGATATCAGGAGCGATTTGATTCTTTTGAAAGATGAACTTTCACTACTCAATGAAGAGCAGAGATGGTTTATTTATTTAGTTATTAAATATACAATTGAATCTGACAATAATAAATATATTGATGCGTGCATTATTCCCAAGGCTATGATTATGAATGGAAAGACCTATGATCAGAAGGCGTTAGTAAAAGAGACCGTTGACGCTTTGTCGTTCATAAACTTGGCCTATTATGATGAAGATAACAGTAAATTTGATGGCCCAACTTTTTCTGTATTTTTTACGAAAGGAATATACGAATATTTTGACTATTTTTCGGCAATAGCGAAGTTTGTTAGAGATACAGGTAAAATAAATGACTTGGAAGATATTATTGTTGGTTGTGATTTCTCACTAATTGATTAAATAATTCTAAGTTTAGTATGGTGCGGAATGTGGCTTTGCGCTCCGTATTCTTTTTCATAATTAATGATAGGGAAAGTATTAGTGTCAATATATATTAATACGCTCATCAATTTAATGCGTTGATTTAGATCTGATTTGTTACTGTTGTTTATGGATATAAAAATATTGTAGGTTACTCTGGACGGAGTGGCCTACTATTACTACTGTTGACGTAATGAAAAAATACTTTTCATTATGTAGGGTAACTGACGGTGGCTGGTGTTCAATAGTTACTGACAATAACTTTAATAAAAGAGTCTTCTGTTTCGATAACTTGTGCTTATTTTGTCTGTGCAAGAAAAATATTCAGATGTGTAATTAATAAGTATAGTCGATTCTTCGCGTTTTTTATTAAATGATAGTGTTGATAAATACTACCGCGCATTCAAGTTATCTGAAATGACTCGTTGTGTACCAATAGGTTCTCCTACGTTTAAAGTATATGATCGTCTATAAGAGGTCCGTCCAATGTAAAAAAAACTAACGCGGTCCGCATTTTTATGTGTAATGTGTTAAGAGTGGTCACTTCGACACACAGCTTAAACATAAAAAAACTCGCTCTGGCGGGTTTTTTTATGGTTATCGCGATTGTTTCTTGCTGTGGTTACTAACCAGAGTTATCTGTATGTCACGCCACTTTTTTAAGGTAAAAGACATGCTAAATCAGCAAGATATGACGGAAAAAGCCAAGGCTGTTTTTGATGAGTTAAGTGACAAACCGGCTACGGCTGGGGATATTGCTCAGAATACTCACCTGAGCCGCGAACGCTGCCAGCTCATACTTACGCAGCTGGTAATGGCGGGGTTATCTGATTATCAATTCGGATGTTATAAGCGCCTCCAGTAATGGGGGCTTTTGCTGTGAAAATGGGCGGCTGGTGGGTGTTGTAGCCCCCGACCAGCCATCAGCTCATGCTTTCAGGTCACAAGCTAACCACGGCCCACTGCTTTAGCGCAAAAGCAAAGTGAGTCTATCAGAGTTACGCTTACTGATCTATGAAAAATACTGTAAAAATATCCAGTATTGAATTAATCAATGCTGATTGCCTGCAATACCTCCCAACGCTACCCGATAACTCTATTGATCTGATTGTTACCGATCCGCCTTACTTTAAGGTGAAGCCAAACGGCTGGGATAACCAATGGAGGGGGGAAGAAGACTATTTACGTTGGCTGGATAGCTGTCTTGCACAGTTCTGGCGAGTGTTAAAACCTACCGGCAGCATGTATCTGTTCTGTGGGCACCGCCTGGCAGCGGATATAGAGCTGTTGGTAAGAGAGCGATTTAACCTGCTTAACCATATCATCTGGGCTAAACCTTCGGGACGCTGGAACGGATGCAACAAAGAGAGCCTCCGGTCATATTTCCCAGCGACGGAACGTATCATTTTTGCCGACCATTATCAGGGGCCATACAAGCCCAAAAATGATGGATATGCCGCAAAATGTAATGAGCTAAAACAGCATGTCATGACACCGCTGATTTCTTACTTCCGGGATGCCAGGGAATCTCTTGGCGTGACTTCAATGCAGATTGCAGAAGCCACTGGTAAGAAAAACATGGTTTCCCACTGGTTTGGCCTTAGTCAGTGGCAACTGCCGAACGAAGCTGATTATTTGAAGCTGCAGGCGCTATTTCAAAAAATTGCCATGGAAAAGCATTCGCGCCATGAACTGGGCAAACCTCACCACCAGCTGGTTGCAACCTGGCAATCGCTGAACAGAAAATATTCTGAACTTCAGCAGGAATATTACCGGTTACGGCGCCCGTTTAGCGTGTCTGTCACGGTTCCTTACACCGACGTCTGGACTCATAAACCGGTTCAGTTTTATCCCGGCAAACATCCGTGTGAAAAACCCGCCGATATGCTGCAGCAGATCATCACGGCCAGCAGTCGGCCAGGGGAGGTGGTAGCTGATTTCTTTTTCGGATCCGGGTCAACGTTAAAGCAAGCAGCCCTTCTCGGGCGGCAGGGTATAGGTGTTGAGCTGGAGAAGGAGCGATTTGAACAGACGGTAGTTGAAATGCGTAATTTGCTGGTTTAGCTCAGCAAGTTGCGCGCTGTGGCAACGCCGTGCCGCCACCGTTCGCCGAGGCCCTGATGAGGGCCAATTTGCCTGGATATGCCACTCGAAAGGTTTAGCTGCTTAATCTATAATCCCCTTCAATAATTGTGGGGGAAGTCAATGAATAGCATTAAGTTGATTGTAGGCATTACGATTATTGGAGCGCTCTCGGGTTGTGCAGCAGTCCAATATAACGACGGTGAAAAGGTTAGTATTCAATCCGATGCTTGGTACGGGCTAGATAGTTTGCATAGCACAGCTATTAAGGCTTGTCAGCAATATGGAAAGTCGAAAGCTGTTTATCTCCATAGCGCGAATATGAATCCGAATTTACCGAAAGGTAGTGGTGTACAAAACACTATTTGGAAATGCGAGCCCTGAACATGTCTAAATATAATATCGCAGCAAAACCAAAAGAAGAGCAGGACAAGGTTAACGTTGACCTAGCGGCGTCGGGCGTAGCATACAAAGAACGCCTGAACATGCCGGTTATCGCTGAGCAGGTGGCGAGAGAGCAGCCGGAAAATTTGCGCGAGTATTTCATGGAAAGAGTGCGTTACTACCGCGAGCAAAGCATCCAGCTCCCGCGCGCTACTGACCCTCGATACATTGAGATGGCGGAGAAGAATGCCAAAAAATAAACCTTTTCGATTCAAGCCGCTACGGAGGATATTTTTCATTTCAGGGCTCGCTACCGCGGGCCTTTTTCATATCTGCGCCACGCCCGGCGCATAAAACCTGCAGAGCTTTTCGGGGTGAGCCTTTGGAATGGTCGTGTGACTGTTCTGCAGGGCGGCCACTCCGGGCGAAGGCTCACCTCAAAAGGAACGTCACATGAAAAAAGTCATTATGACCGCAATCGCGGTCGCTTCGCTGTGCCTGAGTAACGCCTCTTCGGCTGCTGAAGTCGTTATCACCACGGGTCAACAGGGTTTGACCTACAACGCGGTCTATGGCGTGAACCTCGCCAGCGCACTGAGTGAGTATGGCTACAGTTCGACAGTGATCCCCAGTAAAGGCTCTTTGGATAATCTCGATAAGGTGGCCAGCGGTGCTGCTCAGATCGGTTTCACCCAGGCTGATGCCTTCCAATACTGGCGTGGCCGTCACGTCAACGAAGCCCAGAAGGTGGACATTATCGGCGAGCTGGCCGATGAGTGTGTTTTTGTCGCGGTGAAGAAGGGCGGGAAGGTTAGTGATGAAGGGGATTTAAAGGCTGGAGTGAAAATCGCGGTCGGCGAGCCTACCAGCGGATCTTATGCGTCATGGCAATACCTTCAGGGTCTGGAAAAGGACTACGCCAAAGTCGAGACCTACGCGAAAGGCGGCGTGCGCTCGCTAGCGAAAGTCACTACTGGTGAATATGACGCATTCCTCTGGGTCTCTGCGCCGGACCGGTCGAATAAGTTTCTGGAAGCGGTAAATCAGGAAGGCAGTGGACTGGCTATGATCGACATGAACGGCTGGCACCTAGACGATAAGTTGCCTAACGGGAAACCGGTATACGAGTTGAAAAAGGCGGTGACCGAATCCGGCTGGCTGAGCGACTCGAAGGTCAAAGTCCCCTGCACCAAAACGCTGGTGGTCGCCAATACCGATGCCGGTGATGACATGCTCGAAACGGCCTCAACCGTACTGCTGAAAAACCTGAGCCGCGTGCTCGGCACCAACGGTAAATAATCATGCTGCGCAGGCTGTGTTTTTGGGCGCTGTTTGCCGTTCTACTGTTCGTATCCTGGCGGCTGGCGGGCGTGCTGATGGATATGGTTACACTGGTGGTTATCCTCGCTGCGCTGGCAGCCTGCCGTTACTGGCCATTTAAAAGCAAATCCTGACACTGTGCAAAAGGCATCTTCGGGTGCCTTTGACAGAGTGTTACATATTGACTAACACAAAGTTTACAAATTAGATTAGCGGCATGGTGAATCCCCCTGTGCGGAGGGGCGACCAGTCACTTACAGTGATCTGTAAATGCAGCGCGGGCCATGTCGGCTGGGACATGCCCACCGGGAGGCACCCGGCACCATATGCAATGCTACTAAGCTATTTGGTAGTGGGTTGCCGTTTCGGCTTCTCCAGCTATGTTTAAAAGGCAGTAACGGAATAATGATCACTCTCCTGGTAAATCGGTAGCTCGGACTATTAGGTGCGTATCGAACCGTTACAGAATCAGAATGCCTACCTTTCTGCCCGTTCCTCTGAGCGGGCTTTTTTTTCGCCTGATTAAGGCACTTCAACTAACCAAAAGCATTTAAGGGCTGCGCTATTGCGCGGCCTTTTTCATTTCAGGCTCACGGGAATCATCATCGATAAAGCTCGTTGTTAAATCAGCCCGATGGGCCTGAACCTTTTCAAACACACAGCGCCATCCGTCATTAACGGAGGTGAGGCTTATGCGAATGCCCTACAAACAAGATTTCATCGCCGCTCTGCTGGCAGCTAAGGAGCAGGGTATCGGCGCAATACTGGCTTTCATCATGGCGTATTTGCGTGGCCGCTATAACGGTGGCGCCATGGCGAAGACGCTGATCGATGCTGTCATGTGCGCGATGATCGCCTGGTTCGTCCGTGACCTTCTCGACTTCATTGGCCTGAGCAGCAATCTCGCCTACATCGCCAGTGTCTTCATTGGCTATATCGGTACTGACTCGATCGGGAGCTTGATTAAAAAAATCGCAGCCAGAAAGGCAGGAGTTGATGATGCTGGAGATCAATAAACAACGTAAAGCGTTTCTGGACATGCTCGCTTGGTCTGAAGGTACAGACAAAGCGGGGCAGCCGACAAAGAACCGAGGCTATGACGTCATTGTTGGTGGTTCACTCTTTACTGACTACAGCGATCATCCACGCAAGTTGGTTAACCTGCCAAAGCTGGGTATCAAATCCACCGCAGCGGGGCGCTACCAGCTCCTGTCGAAGTGGTGGGATGCTTACCGCAAGCAGCTCGGCCTGAAGGACTTCTCCCCGGCATCACAGGACCAGGTCGCGCTACAGCAGATTAAAGAGCGTTGCGCTCTGCCGCTTATTGACAACGGGCAGATTCGTCAGGCTATCGACCGTTGCAGCAATATTTGGGCATCTCTCCCCGGAGCTGGTTACGGTCAGTTTGAGCACGAAGCCGACAACCTCATCGCAAAATTCAAAGCCGCTGGCGGCTTCGTCGCTGAAGTTAAATCATGAACCTGAAGGTAAATTATGAACTATCTCATTAACCGACTTAAAGAGCCGTCTACCTGGCGCGGCATTATCCTGGTCATTGCTGGTGTCTTCGGCTATCAGATGCCTCCGGGCGTTCAGGAAACCGTCATCGCTGGCGGCGTAGCGCTGGCTGGCGTTGTTGGCGCGGTGATGCCGGACAGCGTTAAGAAGCAAGCAGGCTAGCAACCGGCAGGGCTACAGAACCCCGCTTTCCTTTAGTTTCTTAACCAATAAGTAATTGGTGATTACTCCAAGAGAAATCCCAACAATCCACGGCACAGCTGAATCAAGCATTAGTGAGTTGTTCACGTTAATGCTGGCGGTGATGCAGGCATAGGTATTTGTAAAAGCAAACCATGTAAAAAGTATCTGTTTCATTTGGTTATCTCCACGCTTTCCCTCCCAACAATATCCACCTACGAGCCGGTAAAAGCAAATCAGATACAACCGAAAGGGCTACGAAATGAGTGAAGCAAAACCGCAGGACGGCAGCACTGTAAAAGGCTACCGCACATTAACCGCTGGCGACATTGAGCGCATGAACCGCCTCAAAGGTGTCAGCCGGCATTTTTGCAGTCTGCTCGAGACTGAGCGAGAGGTTGCAACGGCTGAAGTTGTCGAGCGCGGTAGTCAGGCCGAAACCGAGAGAGTAGAGGCTTTGCGCTGCATGGCTATCGCGCGTACCAAAATGCAGGAAGCCTGTATGTGGCATGCCGTGCAGTCGCCCGGCCTGATGCTGACTGTTAACCCCACTAAGGGATAAAACAGCCTGCATCCCCACGTGAGGATATTACAGAAGTCACTAAGTTAGTGGCTTCGATAATGCTCCCCACATCGATGATTAGCCCCGCTCTGGTGGTGCTGGCGGTGCTCTCGCAATACGTAAGGCAACCGTCACTGAAAGATAAGGCCGAGAACTGAAGGGGCAGCAGCAATGAGTTTCGAAATTATTGCAGGGCTGGTGGTTGTGATGCTGGGAGCTATCGCCGGTGCGTTCGGCATCGGCCATGCACGCGGGACCAGTAAGGCGGAAGCCAAGGCCGATCAGCGGCACACCGAAGAGAACGCCGCCGCCACCGTCGCCGCGGCAGAACGTAAGGCAGAAGTCACGAAAGAGGCCAGCGATGTACAGCAGACTGTTAGCCATATGCCTGATGACGATGTTGATCGGGAGCTGCGCGGAAAGTTTACCCGCCCCGGTAGTCGTTGATACCGCGTGCAGCTGGGTGCGGATTATCTACCTGACCGACCACGATATCGACGTAATGGACCGTCAGACCAAGCGCGACATTCTGGCGCACAACAAATCAGTGCTGGTGAACTGCCCGCAACAAACCGACAAAGCTACTAATAGCTAATAAAAACTGTTGCATCAACACAGCATGAGCATTATATCAGGGAAGACGACACAGTAAGGAGTGCTGCAAGATGAACTTAATGATGGGTGTATTCGGTTCCAGCAACAGGGGAAAAAGTGAAACGCTAATATTTCTGATAAAACTGTTTGAGCAAAGTGATCGCTATGCATCCTTTATGGCAGCAAAACCCCACCCTGGTGGAGAAAAGGATCTTATAGCTGTATTTGAGCGTGATGGACTTAAGATTGGGATATCCACTTTGGGGGATTTGGGCTCTCAGGTTGAAAAATCTACCAAAGAGTTAGCTGAGATGGGATGCAACGTGATCATCACTGCTACACGAACTCAGAAGAAAACAGTTGTTGCTTTTGAAAAGGTTGCTGAAGAGTTCAGTTTCAAAAAACTGTGGTTTGAAAAAAACAACAATATGAATGATTGTTGCAATAATTGGCCTAGTAAGCAGGAAGGGTTTGAGGCAATAAAAAGAAGCCGCTTTAATCAAAGTAATATGATGGATGCCAGTTTTATATTTAGCTACATCGACGGATTACCAGGTTGATTCGTTGGCAATAAATATCAAATACAAGTAAATACGATGCCTCGCAATAGCGGGGCTTTTTATTACCAGAAGCAGGAGAAGACAATGTTTACCGTTAAGCAGATTATTAACAACGCCACCTCATTGTATGAGGCAAAAGAAATCACCGTTGCTCGCCCTGGCTCTGAGCAATGGCGTCAGGCTTTTGCTCTTGCTGATGAACTGGATGTTATGGCGCCTGACATCATTGAGCATATCCCGATGTCCTATGAGGACCAAGATATGACGAAACCAGTTGGCGATGAGCATCAATTAACGGTCGAGCGTACTGGAGCAAACCGGGCTGATTGCATTGCCATTATTTGTTCAGGGATTCCTTCGCCAGCTTTCCCGGACATACATGAGTTTGGTGGTGTTGGATACCAGTTTCTTTACAAAGGCGATCAGATTTACATCACCAACAGCCACGGCGCGACCATCGAAACAGTTAAGTAAGGCATTACAGGAGCCATTCTGCCGAGTGGCTTCAATAATGCTCCCCACATCGCACAGAGGTAAGACATGTCAGAGATTACACCAGCAGAACAGATTCGACTGAATCTGCTTTCCATCCTGAACTACGACACCGCAGCCGCTGCTAAGGCTATTGAGTTCGTCCAGGATAGCCCGCTCAAATATCAGCTGTTCATCCAGCAGTACAACCGCGTGGTAACTGAAACTGAAGTGGTGGCACGGACTATCAAAGCGCTTCAGGAGTCGACGGAAGCGTTAGCGCTTTTTGATACCGGCGCTGAGCAGGCCAGCTAAGGCATTACAGCAGGCACTCGTTGAGCGCCTGTGATAATGCTCAAGGAGCGATTACGTGAACAAAGAGCCCCGCATCTACGGCAGCAAGTGGGACCGAGAGCGTCTTATCTTCCTGCGTGCGCACCCCTTATGCGTCATGTGCCAGGAGCAAGGCAGGGTGACAGCTGCAACGGTGGTTGACCATATCATCCCGCACAAACTGAAAGAGGCTCTGCGCTCTGCTGACAGCCAGGCAATAGCGAAGGCACAAAAGCTTTTCTGGAGCCGGAAGAACTGGCAAGGGCTGTGTAAGCAGCACCACGACTCAACGAAGCAGCGAATGGAGAAGCGTGGCACCGTGATCGGCTGCGATGAAAACGGGATGCCACTGGACCCGGCTTCTCATTGGTTTAAGTGATAACCATTATCAATACATCTCAAAATTGATTGTCATTTGAAATCATTAGCATTCAAATGATATCGATTCTCATCTGAGTGGGAGGGGCGGGTCAAAAGTTAAGAACCTCGAACCCAAATGACCGCCGCCAGTCCTTTTTGTGCATAACCGCGAAATGAAAAGTTTTTTTCCGGGAGGTTCCGATGGCAGGACGACGCCCGAAACCGACCCACCTCAAAGTGGTTACCGGCAACCCGGGCAAACGAAAACTCAACGATAAAGAACCCACGCCAGCTAAAGAAATTCCAAGCCCCCCATCTCATCTTACCGACTGGGGTAAGGTGGCATGGGGTCGGCTGACTGTGCTTCTCGATGGTATGGGTGTTCTCACCGTTGCAGATACTTTGGCTCTTGAAAGGCTTTGCGATATTTATGCCGATATCCTGCAACTGCGCGACACCATCGCTGTAGAGGGCAGAACTTATACCGTCCAGACCGAGGGTGGTTTTCTGATAAAGGCCAACCCGGCAGTTTCAATGCTGGCTGATGCTGACCGTCGTTTTAAAAGTTACCTGGTTGAATTCGGTCTGACTCCAGCGGCAAGGACGAAGGTGAAAGTGAATGGCGAAACCCCCGAAGAAGACACGCTCGACAAGTTCTTCGGTTGATCCGGCAACGCAGTATGCAAAGGATGTAACCTCTGGAAAAGAACTGGCCGGTCCTGACATTCGAAATGCCTGCCAGAGACACCTCAGGGATCTTGAATCTTGCCATGCACGAGGGCTCCACTGGGATGTTGAGGCAGCACAGCGCTCCATTGATTATTTTGCGAAAGTCCTCAAGCTTAACGGGGGCGATTTTGAAGGTGCGCCTTTTGTTCTGCTTCCATGGCAGTGTTTCATCGTCGGTTCGATTTTTGGCTGGAAAAATGCCAGAGGTTTTCGCCGGTTCCGAATGGTTTACGTGGAATCAGGAAAAGGATCTGGAAAATCCCCCCTTTCTGCCGGGATAGGTCTTTACTGTCTCACTGCAGATAAAGAACCTCGTGCTGAAGTTTATGCTGCTGCAACGAAAAAAGACCAGGCAATGGTCCTCTTTCGTGATGCGGTGGCGATGGTCGATCAGTCTCCGGCTCTTTCCGCACGCATACAGAAATCTGGCGGCGCCGGAAAAGAGTGGAACCTGGCTTTTCTTCAGGCTGGTTCATTCTTTCGCCCAATTAGTTCAGATGACGGACAGTCGGGTCCACGACCACATTGCGCTCTTATTGATGAAGTTCACGAGCATAAAAGCAATCAGGTTGTTGAAATGATGCGCGCCGGCACTAAAGGTCGCCGGCAGGCACTCATTTTTATGATCACGAACAGTGGACATGATAAAACCAGCGTCTGCTATGACTATCACGAATACGGTAGAAAGGTATCTGCCGGTTCGATAGAAGATGACAGTTTTTTCGCCTTTATTTGTTCACTGGATGAAGGTGACGATCCTTTCAGGGATGAGTCCTGCTGGAAAAAGGCTAACCCCTCGCTGGGTCACACCTTTGAAGAAAGCTATCTTCGTGAGCAGGTGACTCAGGCCCGGGGGATGCCTTCGAAAGAGAGTATTGTCAGGCGTCTCAACTTCTGTCAGTGGGTTGACGCGGCTAACCCATGGATGAGCAGTGATGTCTGGATGGGATGTGAGGAAAACTTTGATCCAGATGAGCTGGAGGGTGAGGAATGCTACGGTGGCCTGGACTTGTCCGGGTCCCGTGATTTGACTGCCCTGGCGCTGTTTTTTCCAAAACAACGCAAGTTGCTGGTGGAGTTCTGGACACCCAAAGATACCTTGCTCGAACGGGCTAAAACGGACCGGGTGCCTTATGACGCCTGGGAGCGCGATGGTCACATCCACACTACGCCAGGCAAAGCGGTGAAATACGGCTTTGTTGCCCAGCGTATTGCCGATCTGACGGAGAAGTTTGATATCAAGGCCATCGCCTTCGACCAGTATCGCATTAAATATCTGGAGCCCGAGCTTGAGGAAGCATCTGTTTCTGTTCCCTTAATCCCTCATGGGCAAGGGTATTACAAAGCGAAAGATCCCGGGCTGTGGATGCCTCACTCCATCGAATTGTTTGAAGAGTTGCTTGATGACAGCGTCATTATCATCAGGACGAACCCTTGTCTTCGCTGGAATGCGGCTTCAGCAGTGACGGAGGCTGATCAGAAAGAAAACCGAATTTTTGCCAAGAAAAAAAGTACCGGGCGTATCGACGGCATTGTAGCGGGCGCTATGGCAATCGGTGCCTCCGAAGGCTATGAGGATGATTCTGGCGATATCGACGACTTTTTCAGTAATCCCATCATTGTGTGAGTCACCATGAATAAAGAGAAGAAGCCAGGCCGGATAAAAAACGCCGTTCGCCGGTGGCTCGGCGTACCCATCTCCCTTACCGACGGTGAATTCTGGGCTGCTTATGCTGGTGGGCAGTCCGCAGCAGGGAAATCCGTTACGGTTGATAAAGCCCTGCAGTTATCGGCAGTGTGGTCATGTGTAAGGCTGTTATCCGAAACCATCGCGACGTTGCCTGTTGGTTTTTATGAAAAAACGGCTGATGGTCGCCAGAACGCAAATGATCACCCGCTTTATGAGCTCCTCCATAATCAACCCAATGCTGATATGACTGCAGTGGAGTTTTGGGAAATGATCATGGCCAGCCTGCTTTTGTGGGGGAATGCTTATGCAGAAATCGATCGAACCGGAAAGCGTATTACCTCGCTGGTTCCTCTCAGGCCAGAAAGGATGAAGGTTGATTTAAGCAAGAGCGGAGATCCAATTTATACCTACCGTGACTGGCCTTCAGGTACATCCCGAAACATTGATGAACGGGACATCATGCACATCCGTGCCTTCAGCACCAATGGTGTCATGGGCCTGTCACCTGTCAGTTATGCCCGACAGACACTTGGTCTGGCAATGGCAACAGATGAAGCCAGCGCCAAAGTTTTTAAAAACGGTATGCGGCCCAGCGGCGTTCTCTCAATGGATCAGATCCTGAAAAAAGAGCAGCGCAATGAAGTACGTGAAAGCATGGTTGAACAATTTTCTGGATCCATGAATACCGGGAAAATGATGGTTCTTGAAGCGGGAATGAAGTTTCAGCCTGTAGACCTCAACCCGGAAGATGCCCAGATGCTGCAGTCCAGGGCCTTCAATATCGAAGAGATTTGTCGGTGGTTCAGAGTATGGCCGGGGTTGATTGGACATACCGCCCAGGGGCAGACGATGTGGGGAAGTGGTGTCGAACAGATGCTGATTGGCTTTTTAACGTTTTCACTTCGTCCATGGCTGACCCGTATTGAGCAGGCGATTCGTAAAAGTCTCCTGGCTCCGGGAGAAAGAAATAAGTACTTCGCGGAGTTTTCCATCGAAGGTCTCTTACGTGCTGACAGCGCCGCCCGTGCAGCTTTTTACTCAACGATGACCCAGAACGGTCTGATGACCCGCAATGAAGCACGGCAAAAAGAAAACCTTCAGCCAAAACCTGGCGCTGACCAACTAACCGTTCAATCCAACCTGCTGCCGATAGATCAGCTTGGCAAGTCCGGCGACAGTGAATCAGCCAAAAACGCACTGCGGGAATGGCTTGGCATTAAATCAGAGGAGACGCCGGAATGTACCGGAAAAACGCAGCCATGAAAGTAAAGGCATTCGACTTCGATATTAAGGCTGTCAACGATGACGGCCTTTTTTCTGGATACGGTTCTGTCTTCGATGTGGTGGATAGCTACAACGAAGTCGTGGCGCCGGGCGCATTCCTCGAAAGCATCGAGGAAACGCGGGCTAAGGGGAGGACGTTCCCTGTTCTCTGGCAGCATCGCACCGGTGAACCCATCGGGAACTGGGATATCTCAACCCTGAAAGAAGATAAGCATGGGCTTTTTGGTGAAGGCGCTTTGTGGCTGGACGACGCCGCCTACGCCAAAACTGCATGGAGAGGCATGAAAACCCGTGCCATTACGGGCCTTTCCATTGGCTATTACGTTCGGGAATCGAACTACGATGAGAAAACCCGGATCCGCACATTAACGAAGCTCGACCTGGTTGAAATCTCCATCGTTACCGTACCAGCCAACGACGATGCCCGCATCGACGTCATTAAGTCGAAATTGTCACACGGTGATCTTCCTTCCTTACCTGAATTTGAGAAGTTCCTGCGAGAGGCAGGTTTCTCGAAAAGTCAGTCCGCTGCGGTCGCCTCCCGCGGACTGTCCTATCTGCTTGACCGGAGTGAGTCCGGGGGCGAAGACGGCGAAACCAAAGCGGCTATTGCGGCGATGCGCCAGCAACTGAGCCAGTTTTCTCTCCCAAAAATTCTCTAAGGGATTTATATGTACCAGAAAAAATCGGCTGATGATCAGCCACAAAGTATTGGCGAAATCTCTACTCAGCTCACCATGGTGATTGATCAGGTCAAAAACTTTGGCGAAGACGTGAAGAAAAAAATGGAGGCAGGAGAAACCGTTTCGCTGGAACTGAAACAACGAACGGACGAAAGCCTTAATCAGATGAACGAGCTGAAAGAACGTCTCACTGAGCTCGAGCAAAAAGGCGCACGCCGCCCGAACGATGCACCTGCACAGCGAAAATCGCTCGGTGAGCTGGTGGTCGAAAGTGAAGAGTTCAAAGGCATGGACAGTTCGGCCCGTAAGAGCATCCGCGTCAAACTGGAACAGAAAGATATTATGAACGTGCCGGCCACTACGGGCACAGGCGTGAGCCCAACCAACAGCCTGGTGGTCTCCGATCGTGTTCAGGGCATTATCGCTCCGCCGGAACGTACTCTGACCATCCGTAATCTGCTTATCCCCGGCACTACCGCATCTAACGGTATTGAATTCGTTCAGGAAACGGGGTTTACCAATAATGCTGCAGCTGTGGCGGAAGGTGCCCTGAAACCAAAATCTGACATTCGGTTTGATCTGAAAAGTGCGCCGGTTCGTACTATTGCGCATTACTTTAAAGCGTCCCGTCAGATCCTGGACGATGCGCCCGGTCTGGCCAGCTATATCAATGGCCGCGCTCAGTATGGTCTTCGTTTCAAAGAAGAGCAGCAACTGCTGAGCGGCGATGGCACCGGTGCGAATATCCTCGGTATTCTGCCGCAGGCAACAGAATTTGCACCAGCCCTAACCCTGTCCAATGCCACGCCGATCGACCGTCTTCGCCTGGCTGTTCTGCAGGCCGTTCTTGCGGAATATCCGGCGTCTGGTTTTGTCCTGAACCCGATTGACTGGGCAGGCATCGAGCTGACCAAAGATAACGAAGGTCGCTATATCATCGCGCAGCCGGTCAATGGTGGTGTTCCTCGTATCTGGGGTCTCCCTGTTGTGGAAACACAGGCCATGGCGCAGAACAACTTCCTGACAGGTGCCTTCAACATGGCTGCGCAAATCTTCGACCGCATGGATATCGAAGTGCTGCTCTCCACTGAGAATGAAGATGACTTTATTAAAAACATGGTCACCATTCGTGCGGAAGAGCGTCTGGCGTTAGCGGTTTATCGTCCGGAAGCATTTGTCACCGGTACTGTAACCGCTTCTGGCGGCTGACAATTCAGGGCCGCTTAGCGGCCCTCTCTTTCTGAGGAGATAGTGATGGCCAGAAAAAGTGTGGCTGAACCGTCTGTATCCGACGGCATAAATGCGGCGCCAGAACCCACAGAGTCCGGGACTATTCAGGTTCAGCCTGTCCGGCGTTTTATGGATGGCGACATTTTCAGGACGCCAGCTGATGATCCGTTTCATGTCTCTCGCTTACGTGCGGCCGAGCTCAAAGGTAACGGGCTGGTGACCATAGTTGGTGAAGTCCCTGATAACAAAATGAACCGCGCCCCCGAAACCAAAGGGTAATGGTTATGACGGTAATCAACACTGAAACAGCCATGGAACATCTCAGGCTGGATGATGAAATCGATAAAACGATGGTGGAGGGGTATCTTGCCGCTGCGGAGGATGCTGCCATGCAGTTTCTCAACCGACGCTTTTTCGCCGACCAGGCTGCTCTGGATAGTGCTGTTGAGAATGAAAGCGCTGGCGATCGTCCTCTTATCATCACGCCCTCCATTCAGAGCGCGGTTCTTCTTATCGTGGGCTGGTTGTATGAAAACCGCGGGGATGATCTGAGTCCTGATATTCCAGGACCCGCACGCTGGTTGCTGAATCCCTGGCGAATTCAAATGGGTGTTTAGCCGGAGGGGATGATGAAAATTGGACCAATGCGGCATCGGATCACCATCCGTAATTTTATTACTACACGAACACCGAGTGGTCAGCCAACAGAAGAGTGGTCTGACGGCGCCACTATCTGGGCAGAGGTTAAGGGAATCAGTGGGCGAGAGAGCCTGACAGCAGGAGCAGAAAGGGCGGATGCTACCATTCGTGTATGGGTTCGATATCGCAAAGATATTTCGGCATCATCGCGGCTTCTTGTCCTGAATGGCCCCTATAAAGGAGTGACATTGAATGTCACCGGGCCTCCTGTGCCAGATAGCAAAGGTACCCGGCTGGAAATTCTCTGCAAACAGGGGGCAGAAAAATGATTGATGTGAATCTGGATTTTTCCGGGCTGCAGGATATCACCCGCGATCTGCAAACGCTCAGCAAGGCCGAAAATAATAAAGTTCTCCGGGATTCGACCCGTGCTGGCGCCGAATTGCTCCGCCAGGAGGTTATGGATCGCGCTCCGGAGAAAACCGGCAAACTGAAGAAAAACGTTGTTGTTGTCACCCAGAAAAGCCACCGTCGCGGTGAAATTTCATCGGGGGTGCATATTCGTGGCGTTAACCCACGAACGGGGAACAGCGACAACACCATGAAGGCCAGCAACAAGCGAAATGCGTTTTACTGGCGCTTTGTGGAGCTGGGAACATCTACGGCGCCAGCACATCCGTTTGTTCGTCCTGCCTTTGATACCCGCATGGAAGAGGCTGCGCAGGTGGCTATGCAGCGGATGAATCAGGCTATTGATGAGGTGCTGGCTAAATGACAGAAGATGATCTCTATGACCTGCTGTCGCCGCTGGCAGACGGGCGGGTTTATCCGTATGTGGTATCGCTGGGCAGCGACGGACTTCCCGATGTTCCCGCGCCTTACATCATTTTCTCGATACCGACTGATGTTGCCGGGGATGTTTTCTGCGGCCAGGCAGAGTCGACACTGCGCATTCAGGTTGATGTATGGGCTGAAACGAATGACGAAGCCCGGGCGTTACGCCTGGATGCCCTGGCTCGCCTGCAGGTGCTTTCACCTGTCGAGGTGACAAAAATTCCTGGCTACGACACGACAACCCATCTTCATCGGGCAACCCTCGAAATAACGGTTATTGCCTGACAAAAACCAATCCAATCCGACCGCCGCTGGCGGTTTTTTTTATTTATGGAGGCTGCGATGTCAGCACTATTTGAACGTGCCCAAAAAACGGTAGTAATGATTACCTCTGTGCCGGTCACCGCGGCAGAGCTGGATACCGCAACCTGGTTAAACCTGAGTTGCACTATCAAACAGGCCAGCTTTACCGCTGGTCAGAAAAACGATATTGACGTAACAGTGCTGTGTTCGGATGAAACGGAAAATATCAACGGCCTTCCTGCTCCGTCTGAAATGTCACTTTCCGGTAACTTCTACCGCAACCCGGCGCAGGATGCGCTTCGTGCAGCATATGATAACGACGGGGTTTATGGATTTAAGGTTATTTTCCCGTCTGGTAATGGATTCCTGATGCGCGCTGAGGTACGTCAGCACACCTGGGATTCTCAAACCAACGGTGTTGTTGCTGCAACGTTCTCGCTACGTCTGAAAGGCAAACCCACCAATATCAATGCCCCAGGAGTCCTGTCTTTTGCTACTGACCTTCCGGCGTCCCAAACGGTCGCGGCAGGAAGCGCCCTGACTATGGGCGTGGTCGTCCAGGGCGGTACGGCACCTTATACCTACGTCTGGAAAAAGGGAACCTCGACGGTCAGCGGCCAGACCAGCGCAACGTTTACGAAAGCCAGCGCTGTATCCGGTGATGCCGGGGTTTATTCCTGCGTGGTTACCGATGCCGATGGTACCGTTATCACCTCTGCTGATCACACCGTCACCATCAGTTAATGGAGCGCCGGGAAACCGGCGATAAACTTAATGTCAAAACTGAGTCTTAAAGCACTGGCACTGGCCCCGATGGCGGGATTTCGTAAAAAAGAAGTCACCGTTCCGGAGTGGGATAACGCCAAAGTCATCATTCGTGAGCCATCAGCAGAAGCCTGGATTCGCTGGCAGGGCATTGCCAGCCCGGAACCACCCAAACTACCGGAAGGGCAGGAGCCCCAGGAGGCACCAGAACTGACCCCTTCAGAACGAGCCTTCCGCACGATGCGGGCCGACGTCACGCTTTTCATCGATATTTTGCTGGATACCGACCTGCAGCCCGTCTTTACTGTCGATGACACCGAACAGGTTGAAGCGATCTATGGCCCTGTGCATTCCCGGCTGTTGAAGCAGGCACTTGATCTCATTCGTGACGCGGATGATGCTAAAGCAAAGTAAAAATGCCTGGCATGCAGTTCCTGATGGCGCTGGCGCTCCGGATGGGCCGCACGCTGGGCGAACTGCGACAAACCATGACGGTTGGCGAATTCAGGATGTGGGCTGAGTACGACCGTATCAGCCCAATCGGCGATATTCGCGGCGATATTCTCAATGCTCAGCTGGTATCTGCAGTTTACGGAGCGCAGGGCGGTAAAGTCACCATTGAAGATGCTCAGCTTCAGTGGAGCACAGAAGAGGATGAGGTAAACGATGGCGGCGATCCCTTTGCAGGGCTGGAAGCGGCGCTGCTGGCTGCGTCAGCATAGCCAGTAATAATTCGTGTGGATGCCACTAATAACAGGTGTTATGTTGTTTTTTTGACACACGGTGTGCTTTAAATGACTACCACTGGCTGGATATTATTATTTGTTTTTGCTCGCCTTATTGATCTTGTTATCTGGTATTTCCTGAACAGAGGAAGCGCAAGAGCTAATGATCAGATTGCTATGCTTAAAGAAATCTCTGAAAAACAAAGTGCTCAAATTGATCTTCTTATTGCACTTGCTCATAAAAAAGAGGAGCCAGAAAAAGATTATCTGGAAGAAGCCAGAAAGAAAGCTGGTTTAATTTAATAATATTGAAATCATCACAAAGCCCCACATTGTGGGGCTTTTTTGTTTCTGAGGAAATGAAATGGCAACCCTGCGTGAACTTATCATTAAAGTTTCTGCTAACTCTCAGTCATTCCAGACTGAGATAGCCCGCGCGTCACGCATGGGGCAGGATTATTATAAAACCATGCAGAATGGTGGTCGTCAGGCCGCAATCGCAGCAAAGGAAAGCCAAAAGGCTCTTTCCGAGTTAACGGATGGATTTGCTTCTGCTGGTCGGGCCGCTACGGCAGCAGCTGCTGCATTTGCTACTGGTAAATTAGTTCAAATTGCTGACCAGTGGAACTCCGTAAACGCAAGACTTAAACAGGCTTCAGTTTCCTCAAACGATTTCACTTTATCTCAGACTCGTTTAATGGCGATTAGCCAGAGTACGGGTACTGCTTTTACTGATAACGCCAATTTATTTTCACGAGCTGCTGCATCTATGCGTGAATTTGGCTACAGCTCTGATGAAGTGCTTAAAATTACTGAGGCTGTATCCACGGGGCTCAAGCTCTCTGGTGCAAGCACAGAAGAATCCAGTTCAGTTATTACCCAGTTTAGCCAGGCGCTTGCACAGGGGGTTTTGCGTGGCGAAGAGTTTAATGCCGTTAACGAATCAGGGGATCGTGTCATCCGCGCTTTGGCAGCAGGGATGGGGGTTGCCCGAAAAGATCTCAAAGCAATGGCGGATCAGGGCCAGCTCACAATTGATAAGGTTGTTCCTGCTTTAATCAGTCAGTTAGGTGTGTTACAAGGCGAATTTTCCGCGTTACCTCCGACAGTTTCCGGTTCAATGCAAAAAGTCACTAACTCTTTTATGGCATGGGTTGGTGGGGTGAACCAGGCAACTGGCGCGACAGATGCACTTTCTGGGGGCCTTGATGGGCTGGCAGGTACGCTGGATTCTCTTACATCTTCCGCTGTCAGTGGGGCCCTCAGTGACGTAGCAGATAATATGTCATTGGTTACCACCGCTGTAGGTGGCTTGGTTGGGATAGGGCTGGCCCGGTATCTTGGTGGGATTGTTACAAGCGCAACCAGTGCCACCGGGGCGCTTATTTCAGCTGCAAAATCAGAAGTAGCACTTGCCGTTGCACAGGAAAAAGCTGCTCAATCTTCTGTTGCTGCTTCCCGCGCTGCAGTTTATCGGGCCCAACAGGCACTTCAGAGTGCGAAAAGTGCAGATGTTCAGGCTGCTCAACAGGAGAGGGTCGCGGCCGCAGAAGCAAGGGTTACCGCGGCACAGGGGCGATTGACTACAGCCCTAACCACCGGGACGGCTGCGGAAAAAGTACGAGCACGAACAGCTCTGGAGCGGGCTCAGGCTGGGCTTGTGGCTGCAAAAAACGCAGATGCACAGGCTATTGCAGAAAGAAAATTGGCTGCGGCTCAGTCCGCTCTTGGTCGTAATATTGCAGGTCGGGTCTCTGCTCAAAATAACCTTAACAGCGTTACCTCTGTCGGTACCCGATTGATGAGCGGCGCCCTTGGCCTGATCGGTGGTATACCAGGGTTAGTTATGTTGGGGGCTGGTGCATGGTACGCTGTTTATCAGAATCAGGAACAGGCCCGTAAATCAGCTCAGGAGTACGCCAGCACGATTCAGGAGGTTAGCGACAGCTCTAAAACGATGACGCTAACTGAGGCCTCTGACAACGAAGATAAGGCGCGCAAATCACTAAAAGAGCAAAATCGTCTTATATCGGAACAATCTAGCAAGGTTAAAGCGTTAAAAGAAGATATCGCCGGGTATCAATATATGCTCGCCAACAGGGGGCCAACTACGAGTGGTGGTTTTATGATAAACCACCTCACAAGCGTAGAGGCAGCAACGAAAGGATTGGCCTCTGCAACTGAATCATTGGCTGTAGAGCAGGAGCGCTTAACGCAACTGCAGGATAAAGCGCAGGAAATTCAACGGGTGCTTGAGGGTATTGAGCATCGTCGAGTCGTTCTTATTCGCCAGCAAGCTGCTGAACAGAATGCTGCCTATCAGTCTTTGATAATAATGAATGGGCAGCATACAGAATTTAACCGTCTCCTTGGATTAGGAAACCAGCTTTTAATGGAACGGCAGGGCTTGGTTAATGTTCCAATGCGAATGCCTCAGGCTGATTTAACTTCACAGCAAGCCAATGCTCTGGAAAAAAGCCGTCAGGACCTTGAACTATCAAAGCTTAAAGGAGAGGCAAAGGAAAGAGCCCGGTTAGGTTATGCAGCTGATGAATTAGGTCTTAAGGATGAACCTCAGTTTAAAACTAACCGCGATCTGTATATTAATCAGGGTTTGGCGAAATGGCAAAATGATGAATCGAATAAACCTACCCGGAAAGCACCAAAAAGTGAAGAGGTTAAAGCGGCTGAAAAGACAGAGGACGTTTACAAGCGTCTTATTAAACAGCAGGAAGAACAAATTGCTTTGGGAAGCCAAAATACCGAACTGGCTAAAGTAAAATACCAGGTCACGCAGGGTGAGTTAGCCTCTCTTGAGCAAGCTAAAAAAGAAACCATTTTGCACAATGCTGCGCTTATCGATCAGAAAAACATTGCTGAACAGTTAAAAACGTTCCGCGAGGGGCTGGCTGATAGTAATGCTGCTGCGCGTGACCGTGGGAATATTGATTTTCTTGGTGCCGGGATGGGGGATAAGGCCCGCGACCGCATGAAGGAAATGGCAGATATTCGTACTGATTTTCTCAAACAGCAGCGGGACCTGCAGCGGGATTTCAGTCGAGGGGAAATTTCTGAGGACCTGTACAAACAGCAAACGGAAGCACTGCAGGCTGCGCTTGCTGAACGGCTGGCGATTCAGGAGGAGTATTACAAAAAAACCGATGAACAGCAGTCAGACTGGCGGGCGGGGATCAGCGATTCCCTGATGAACTATGCCGATCAGGTTTCTGATCTGAGTTCAATGGCTGCCACTGCAACCAGCGAGATTCTGGATGCCACCACTAACTCTATCTCCAACAACCTGACAAACGTCCTGACAGGCGCTGCTTCTTTTAAAGATGGGATGTCGAATATTTTCTCTTCCCTGGGCGAAACGGTGATTAAGACGCTGATCCAGATGGCAACACAGGCATTAATCACCAAAGCGATTATGGCTTCATTTGGCGGCGGCGCGGGTGGGTTGTTCGGTAGTCTTTTTGGCGGTGCCAGCGGTGCGGCAAGTGTGGGGAGTGCTATTCAAAGCGCGGGAGCAAATTTCTCCTTTAACGCGCTGGGCGGTGTCTACGATTCCCCTTCCCTCTCTGCATACAGCGGCGGCGTTTACAGCACACCGCAGTATTTCGCGTTTGCAAAAGGAGCTGGCGTGTTTGGTGAAGCTGGCCCGGAAGCAATCATGCCGCTGACCCGTGGTGCTGATGGTTCTCTGGGTGTGCGTGCTGTTGGTCGGCAGTCACAGGCGGTTCAGGATGCTGCAAGGCAGATTGAGGCACAACCACGAATCGCGGTAAGTGTGGACGCCCGTAGCACATTTACCGGGCAACCTGACGATGCAACGATGCTGGCAGTAGATCGAAGGAATGCTGCGCTGGAACGACGCATAATTAACACGCTCACTGCTGAAGTAAATAACCCCCAAAAGAAATTCGGTCGTGCCATCTACTCCAATCTACAGCCCAAAAAACCACGCTAGACTGCCCGGAGGGAAAGTTAATGGCGGATATTATCTATCCGGATGAGTACCTGCCCATGCCTCTTATGGACGGGTACGGTTTTAAGCCCATCTCACCTTTACTGCGAACGGAAATGACGTCCGGTCGAGCAAGGCAAAGGCGGCGATACACCTCAACACCCACCCAGGCCTCGGTTAAATGGATTTTTAAAACTGATGGGTTGGCGCAGGTATTTGAGGCTTTTTTCCGGGACGTGCTGAAAGATGGACAGTCCTGGTTTTATTTGAGATTACAGACCCCCATCGGTGTAAAGCCCTATAAAGCACGTTTCGTTGATATATACGAAGGACCGACTCTGGTAGCGCCAAAATACTGGCAGTACAGCGCAACGCTGGAGTTATGGGAGCGTCCGTTACCGCCTGCAGGATGGGGGAATTTCCCGGAATGGCTGGCTGGTCAGTCGTTACTGGATATTGCGCTAAACAGAGAGTGGCCTGAGCATGACAATTCTTGAGCAACTTTATGCAAGCAGCGGCTCTGAAGTCATTCACGACACGCTGCAGATCACGGCAGGTGATCAGAACTACTGGCTTACCCGCGGGTGGGACAATATTACTGTCTCGTTAGAAGACGGGCAGCAGGTAACGTTTGAAGGGTGTGCTATCGATATAGCATTGCCTGCTAGGAATGCCGACGGAACGCAAGATCTGAAATTTTCCATCAGTAACATCGATGGTGTCGTATCCGATGCGATTGACAGAATTCTGGACGAAATGAAATCGGCAACACTGACTTTTCGGCGGTACATCTCCTCTGATTTATCTGCGCCGGCGGCATCACCTTACACCCTTGATGTAAAATCCGGGTCATGGACGGCAACAGCGGTGCAGGTTACTGCCGGATATATGAATATCCTTAAAACGGCCTGGCCGCGTAATCGTTACAACCTGGCTGAGCATCCCGGTCTTCGTTATATGTCCTCCTGAGGTATTCACATGTTCAATTCTGATAAATACTTTTCGGTCAAATGGCTGAAGGGTGGGCGCATTTATCCGGAGCTCGACTGTTTCGGTATTATCAATGAAATCCGATGCGATCTCCTTCTCCCGTTATGGCCGGATTTTTCCGGCGTGACGAAAGATGAGGGAGGTCTCGATCGTGAGGCCAGGAAATTTATGCAATCCCTCTCACGCTGTGAGCCTTGTGTCGGAGCTGGAGTAGCGTGTTACTCCGGATCAACAGTGACGCATGTTGGTATCGTAGTTTTGCTGGATGGCCAGTTGCAGGTTGCCGAATGTAATCCGGGAACCAACGTCACCTTTTTACCTCTTTCGCGATTTATCCGTCGGTTTAACCGTGTGGAGTTCTGGCAATGACGATAAGGATTTATCCATCCCGGATACCCGGAGCACCGCTTGAAACTCATGAACATGGCAATATTTCGCTGCATCAATGGATGATCAGAAATGTTCCTGGGTACAGCCAGGACAGATCTCACCCAATTGCCGTTGAATTAAATGGTCGCCAACTTTCTCCCGATGAGTGGCCGCTTTGCCAGTTGAGCCCAGACAGTGATATCAGAATTTACCCTGTTCCTTATGGAACGGGGCTGGAAATTGCCGTCTGGGTATCTGTTGCGATTTCAGCTGCCAGCGCAGCCTACTCGTTGTTCTTCGGGCCGAAAGTCGATCTCGGTGGTTATTCATCGGGGAGTGGCCGCTCACTTGAGCTTAATCCAGCCAAAGCTAACACGGCAAAACTAGGTGACCCGATACGTGAGGTGTTTGGTCGATGCCGCATCTATCCTGATTATCTGGTTCAGCCGGTTACCCGTTTTGACCCGAATGATCCAACGCGAATGACGGTCGAAATGTTTCTTTGTGTCGGGCAGGGAAAGTTTTCGTTTACGGGAGGAGATAAACGGATTGGAGAAACCCCGGCAGCCTCGCTGGGTAATGGTTTCAGCGATAAGGTGTACCAGCCAGGAGAGGACGTAACTTCTGATCCGAGAAGTGAAAACTGGTTCAACTCGACAGAGGTCGGTGGAACATCAAGCGGAACAGGGCTGGACATGGCCCAGACCTCGCCTGATTCCGATGATATTATCGCTGACAGTATGACGGTTTCTGGTGCATCTGTAACATTTACAGGTCTTGATACGGATGATGACGACGAGGATGATAATTCTCTCCCGGACAGCTGGGTAACGGGGGCCATAGTTGAAATTAAGGCGCCGACAAATTATCTGATCTCCACTTCTTCTGGTTACAGTGTCTTTGCCAGCCCGTTGCTTACCGAACTTGCTCCCGTAGCGGGTATGCCGGTGACGCTGAGTTTCAACAGTGTCGATTATGACCTCGTCATTGCGTCCTATACCCCGGGTCAGGATGCGGTACCTGGAGTGGGTGGCAGTGCGGCAAAAATTCAGTCCAGTGCCGCTCCTGTCACCTACGACTTTTCGACCAGCGCCACCACGTTCATGATCACATGGCAGGGCACCACCTATGCGGTGTCGCTGGTAGCGAACTACATCTCGATGTCGGGACTGCTGGCGGCCATCACCGAGGGGCTCACTGGTTCCGGCCTGGTCGCGCGGGACAACGGCGGTACCGTACTGATAACCGAGGCGGCCAGTCCGTTCGTTGGTGGGGCAATCACATCCTCCTCGCTGCCTGCAGCCGTTTTCGGTGATGCCCCGGTTTACACCTCCGGTACGGCATCAACCGGCGGCAGCCCGGCGGTAACGGCAAACGTGACGCTTGCGTATAACAGCACTACGGGAACGGCTTTCTCCGGCATGCCGGAGGGGGTGCAACGGCTTTCACTTGCTCACCGTGGCAACGAATACCAGATCGTCTCGTCAGACGGCACAACGGCGACAGTGGCGCGCTTGGTTTCCGGTGCCGTTGATGAGTCATGGCCGGGATTCATCGCCAGGACGATGATCGACTATGAGGCCACCGGACTCAATGACACGCTGAGCTGGCTGGGGCCTTTCCTCGTATGCCCTGAGAATGAAGTGGTGGATGCATTCGAGGTGAATTTCTCCTTCCCGAACGGCATCTGTGGCTTCGACAGTAAGGGGAAAAAGCGGCTCCGGCATGTTGAGTGGGAGATTCAGTATCGCGTCTACGGTTCCGGATCGGGGTGGGTGAGTCACCAGGGAGAGTACGCGCTTAAAAACATCAACGGGTTAGGTTTCACTGAGCGGATCACCCTCAGTTCTCCGGGGCTGGTAGAGGTTCGCTGTCGTCGACGCAATGAGCAGGGCAGTAATAACGCGCGCGACAATATGTACTGGCAGGCTTTGAGAGGGAGGCTTCTGGCAAGACCGGTATCCTACTCAGGTGTAACAACCTGGGCAATTACCGTTGAAACCGGAGGGAAGCTGGCGGCACAGTCCGACAGGCGCGTCAGCGTGGTCGCTACCCGTGAATATGACAGTGGAGGTAACAGAACTATAAGCGGCGCATTCCGTCATGTGGCAAATAGTCTTGGATTTAATGCTAATCAGCTCGACACCTCTGCAATAAATGCTCTTGAAACTGCCTGGTGGACGCCAAGGGGAGAGTATTTTGACTATGAGGCAAGCAGCGACAGTGCTTCAGCGAAAGATATTTTCGACAAAATCACTGAAGCAGGCATGAGTTATTTTTTGTTGTCAGACGGGCTCTTGTCTGCCGGGCGTGAAGGCGTCAAAAACTGGACCGGGATCATTACCCCTCAGGATACGGTTGAAGAAATGCAGACCTCATTCAGGGCCCCTTCTGATGATGATTATGACGGTGTTGACGTCACATATATCAATCCGGTTACCTGGGCAGAAGAAATCGTTCAGTGTCGGACTGCTGATAATCCTGTGCCACGCAAAGTTGAGTCGTACTCACTGGGTATTGTAATGACTGCAGATCGTGCTTACCGGATAGGGATGCGCAGGCTTATGAAGTATTTGCATCAGCGCAGGACCTTTGAATGTACCACTGAGCTTCTTGGCTGGTGTTATCAGTTTGGCGATCACATCATACTTTCTGACGATATCCCGACCGGGAAAACTCGCAGCTGTTTAATTGACGCGATGATGTATGACTCGCAGGAAATCACGCTGCATGTTACCGAGCCTCTGGACTGGAGCTATACGAATCCGCGGTGCTGGATACAGTTTCAGGGGGGACGGCCGTCGACTCGTTTGCTAACGCCGACACGTGTCGATGACCTCACCCTTACTATACCGTTCAACGACGACCTACACCCGGAAGACTGGATAATGGATGATCCGGATGTTGAATTACCTCGCCTGTTGTTTTGTGACAGTGAGAAGGGGGCGCGGCACGGTATCGTTCAGGAAATTGTCCCGTCTGATGACTGTACTTGCCAGGTCACAGCCCCGGAATATAAAGAAATCTTTTATGCATACGACGACGCTACATACCCTGGCGACGTAGCTTAGCAATTTCAAAAAAATCAATTCACCCGCTTCGGCGGGTTTTTTCATTTTTGGAGCACAATGTATGGCCAACATCGAAAAACTTGGCTCGTCATCACCAGAGGTATTGCTTAAGAATGCAACTAACCTCGATAAGTTAGTCAATGGCCGGGAATCGGAATCATTACCTGATCGCTTTGGTGTTCTGCGCAAAACCTGGCACGGCATGGAGATGATCTTCAGCCGCTTTATCGACTACATCACTGGTCGCGGCGAGCAGGCAGTTGCAGCTATCGGCTGGCAGGAGCTTGGCAACTGGGCTGTTGGTCTGGTTGTAGATAATCGCCAGCAAATCGTCTACTACAATGGCTCCTGGTACAAATACCTTGGCGAGCTTGAGCACGTCATTGCCGGAGATTCTCCTGAGAACGATGGCGGTGTGTGGTCGGCTGCTAACCCCACGGGGAAATGGTCGAACATCGGTGACGCGGCTCTTCGCTCAAACCTGGGTTCAGGCGACGGTCTTAAGATGGTTGGTAGATGTGCGTCGCTGTCATCATTGCGACTTACTGAGCCAGCCGTTGACGGGCAGTGGATCGTTCTTGAAAAAGCCATTCCCGGTGGTCAAATCATTAACGAAACATTGACCTACGATGCGGCTGACACAGTCAGCCCTGACAATGGCTATTCTGTTTTTGTGACAGCCAACGGTCGACGCTGGAAAGCTGACCTGTCAAAAGGATATAACCCTTTATTCCTGTTAGGGGCGGTCGGATACGAAAGTATTTCCTCATGCATCAACAAAATCGCGTATGACCTGGCTGTTTTATGGGGAAACAAGAAAGGGGTTATTGATTACTGCACAACCATCCGAATCCAGGGCATGCCGCGTGGTGAGACCCGATATCATGTCACCGGAGCCATTCACATTCCTTCATTCGTTTCCTTCAATTTGGATGTGGACACTTGCTTTGATTATTACGGCGTACAGAACACTGACGGTATTATCATCGACAACAGCTATTTCCCGATGCTACTGGATTCAAACTATGACACGTCACCGACTGCTCGCCCGCGCTCTGTACTTCTCTGGGAGGCTGAGCGTCAAACCATCCAGGGGGGCAAGCTCACGCTTACTCACCCAACCGGAGCGGCCAGAACGTCAAATGCTGGCATCACAATAGGTAATACGGCCAACGGTTTTATTGACGTTCGTGGTTGCTGCCTTAATAATTTTGCATCACTTGGTTTTTATTATGGAATAAAAATAAACTCGTTTGATAACTATATCAATTCATTCTCTAACTTTCACCTCGGTAGAAATCACTATGCCGTGGCTGTTATTGGTGAAACCAAAAACAATGCAGGGGAACGTTTCGCATTCTTTAACGGAACACTGGCTGACTCTGATTCTGATTTGATATATATCGAAAATAATGCGTTTGAATTATTTTTCACACTTTGCTCATGTGATTATTCCACGGGAGATCTTGTTAAGATAACAAAAAACGGAAACGCCTATGTATGCTTCGATCTTTGTCATATCGAAGGTATTCAGGGAATGTTAGTGAATGTTGTGTCAGTAAACACATACCCGAAATACGGAAAGAAAATCGTACTTAAAGGCTGCATGATTGATGTCGGCTCCGGTCAGTCAGGTTCCGAGGAATGGAATAAAACCTGGGGTTTTTCCTCAGTAATAAACACATACTTACAGATTGATGAAACCTGCCGATTCTGGAGCTCAGTCTCAACAATGAGTCAGGCAAAAACCGCATACCAGTCACTAGTTGTTTCAGGTAAACCGGCAAATAATGCAATAGTCATTGATTTCCCTCAGAGCATCGAAGATTTGCTTGATGCCTCCACAGTTCTCCTGGGGCGGTTTGTTGCTGGCGGGGAGAATAAACGCGTTATTAGTACTAACAGGTATTCTGGCGCGGCTGGAGCTGCATATAACGCCTCCGTATCCATGGCTGATTCCTATGGATGGTACAATGTTAATGGGGCATGGGTATATGAGGATGCGGATGTTGATGACAATGACGGGCTGCAATCAATCTCCGTAACGTCGGATAATGAAAGTAACGTTTTTTATATCATGCTATCGAAACCCCATGAGGTAATACCGCAGGATAAGTTCAGGGCGCTGGGCGCAATCAAAGTCGCCGCAGGATATTCCGGAGCAGTTAACGTTGCGTGCGCGGTTGAAGTACACAGCATTTTTACCATGAACAGCTCAGCCCTGGCAGACACCACGCTGGCAACAACATACAGTCCGGCAGTTGATGTTGCTGCACTGGCCGCAGCTAACGGTAGGATTGGTAAATTTCAGGGCTTTTGTACACAGGCTGCACAAGTCAATTCATATTCAAACACATTGCATCCAATGCATCATGTTCGTGTGGGGTTAAGGATTTCAGGCTTTAAAGGAACTATTTCACTGAAAATCCCCACCGTTACCAGCCACAGACTTTTGAGTGCGTAATATGACAATATTTTACATCTACCAGACGGAATCAGAGGGTGTTTATAGTGTTTCCACCGATAACAGAGACACGTCGATAGCGCAGTTTGAGTCCAGCGAAACTAATCAGGCTGCCATACTTCAGGCAGCCGATCAGTGCATGGCATTAACTGGCGGTGCCTATCCGGAAATTCAGATTTCCTATGTTTTTGAAATTTTATAGTTGATGACCCGCCAATATGGCGGGGTATCATCACACCTCTGTATCCGGATTGGTAAATCGCCAGTCACAGAATAAATCCGTAATTCCTTCAAGTTTTATCATTCCTTCACTGGTTACCGACTCCACGGTGTAAATATTTCCAGTCGTTAGCAGGTCGCTTACCGACTCACTGTTGTAACAGGTCACTGAATCACCGGAATTGATCATGCTTTCCATACCTTCAGACTCTCAATTGTAAATGAGCTTGTAGAGTTAAGATAGAAACCGTTAAACGTCAGCCTCAAAAAAGCAGCTGCCGAGTGTATATTTTTAACTGTTCTTAATCCACCTACGATAGATTGAGATGACGCCCCGAAACTTCCAGTCCCTTCCGTCCATGTTTCTATAACGGATTTATTAGAGGTAAGCAATTGTTTGATAATCGGTATAGAACCAAGCGTCGATGTATTGGATACTATTAACTTGAATGACACCTGCTCAGCTCCGCTTAAAGGTATATCAATATATAGATATGATGTTGTCCCACCACTCCCGACACCTGTGTAAATTAATTTACCGCCAGAAATTGATGCAGTAGTGATGGCTGAGTTGGATAATGAAAAATCGAAATAGGCGGTCGTGTCCAGCAACAGTTCTGCATCACATGAATAGTAAGCAGCCAGCTTTGCCGAATCACTCATTAAAAAAATCGCGCCTTTTCTGAAGCGTTTATTCGAAATTATTCCACTTGCGACATTAGCTCCGTCATGAATAAAAGTCAGATCGTCTATGGACAACTGATTATCCTGATACTGCTCAACCAGATACCATACAGAAGATGTATTGCCAACGATCGCCAGCATTCCCTTAATACTCACGGAGCATCCTGAACCGTTTAACTTTATCAGAGATGCTATGCGCCCGGCGTTTTCTATGTGCCCCTCAAGAGTGATATGACCAGAATCTATCGTCGCTATGGCTGTGCTGTAGTCAAACGAGCCATCTCGCCAGTACACTTTTCCGTTAGGGTTATTAATATAAAAGGCGATTCCTCCAGATTGCCAGGTACAACCATAAAACGACATCCGCTCATATGTATCCGCCTGAGGTGTGAGGTAGAGCCACCACTGGCAGTTACTCGCCTGGCATGAATACCAGCTCCAGCCCCACCCACCTGGCCCGTGGGTGAAAATTTTATTAAACCCACGAAAAGTACAATCATACAGTGCATGCAGGCACGCGCCGTTATTTGCCGAAACAGCATCACCACGAACGGAGTAAAATAAATCAAGTGACCGATCCGGACAACTGAATTTCATACCTCTAAATAACGCTCCCGCATGCCCTGAAAACGCTGCGAGGTTATTGTTATTTGTTACTGTTATACAAACATTATTAGTAAACCCTCCCGCTGAATTATCAAAATACAACTCGCCGCCCGCCAGCGCCTGAACGCGAACCTTTGTGCCGTCCATAACGAGTGTTTTGGTAATTCGGTGTGATCGGTTGAGGTAAACAACCTGGGGCGCATACGAGCCATTCACCATAATTGCTCTCGATGCGGCCTCATCCAGTGCGGCCTGAAACGCCAGAGAATCATCCGCAACGCCATCGCCAGCGGCTTCCATCATCTCAGGTGTACAATATCTGAGAGCGTCAAAAACGGTACCGGCATTTAAACTTACGAGCGTTGCTCCGGGAAGTTCGCCTGAACCCAGGTTTACGCGAATAAGATAGGCAATTTACAATCAGCATTTTCAAAGGGTTGCATAATGCTGATTGGCTACGCGCGGGTGTCTACCGGCGATCAAAACCTCGATTTGCAGAAAAACGCACTGGTTCGCGCAGAATGTGAGCAGATTTTCGAAGATACAGCGAGCGGGAAAAATTCCAGGCGCCCAGGGCTGAGGCGTGCTATCCGTCGTTTAAAACCAGGTGATTCTCTTGTGGTCTGGAAGCTGGATCGCCTTGGGCGTAGTGTTCGTGACCTCATCACTCTGGTGTCGGAGCTGCAGGCGCGCGGGGTGAATTTTCGCAGCCTGACCGACTCGATCGACACTTCGACGCCAGCAGGGCGATTCTTCTTCCACGTTATGAGCGCCCTGGCAGAGATGGAGCGCGAGCTGATAGTGGAGCGCACCCGAGCCGGGTTGGCTGCAGCGAGGGAGCAGGGGAGAGTCGGCGGCCGCCGCCGGGTAATGACTGAAGAAGTGGTGGAGAGATGCCGCAGAATGCTGGAGAACGGCGCAACCCGGCACCAGATCGCAGATGTGATAGGGGTGGGAGTGAAGACGATCTACAAATACTTTCCTGCTGCCGTCCGTGATCAAGGATTCCTGCCCTTACCGTGATATGTAACATTTGAGATAATAAGTTATTTTAGTTTTGAAAACAGTTTGGTTTGTTCGTGAACGGTAAGAAAACAATAAGTTTTGAGCAATTTTTAACTATTAACAGCAATCTTGTTTCCATCTCAGATACATGGGCTGACTTGTGGGCGTTAATTTTTCACACGGGTTTAAGCGCTGGAAGGCTGCTGAGTATTCGATATGATGATATTGATGGTGACTTGATACTGATACGAAAACAGGGTCACCTGAAGGAGCTACGTGTTGAATCAACCCCTCCAGTGGAGGCGATGATTGCTCGTAGAAGAGAACGCTATCCAGAAGATGTTTATTTATTTCAGAGTCATTCTAACCGTGTGAAGTACCATCGCCGGCCGGTCACTATAATTGCTTTCAACGCCGCTTTACGTCGCGCCGCTAGATCATTACCAGACGTTAACGTAAGCAGTAGTAGCGCGAGAAACATACCGGACTAACCGCCTGTCCATTAGCGTGTGGCCGGTGTGACAGGCGTGGGGGTGAAGACTATTTACAAATATTTTCCGGTACAATACGGCGATAAAAAATCCCCTTGAGCAGGCACACTCAAGGGGAAAATACTACATAACATCATTGCTGTGTGCGTCTTTGCGCTCGTCCATCTTCTAAGAAGATGCCTAAAGTTTCCAGATATTTCTGGTCTGAGTTGTTACATCATGGAGGAGGTGCCGATGTGATAGGTTAAGAGCGAAGACGGTCTGTAAGTACCTTCCGATGTCGAGGAACAAGGATCATGAATTTGAGTCTATACCATCCCAATTCATACATTCTTTGTAAGTCTATGAAATATTGAGCAGAGTATTCTGTTCGAAATGAACCATATGGAATAGCCAAAGGCTAAAATGCCCAGCGTAAAAACAACAATCAGCAAGTCCGTCTGTGACATCTTATATCCATTTTGCAGTAGCAGGTTTTGAGAAAAGATAGTTCAAAGCAGGCACATAGACAACATAATCACTAAGTGAAACCAATATCAGGGGCTCAAAGGTGACTGGTTTCCCCCTCTGTGTTCCTGATTGATAGTTAAAACCTCTATTGATCAGATTAGCGAATAAAACTACTGTATATAAAAACAGTGTTTTGTGAGCGAGTTTATTATGCAGTTCTACACGCCCGTTGAGTTACGCCAGATCATGCTGCTCCCGTTGTACAGTGACCTTGTGCAGTGCGGCTTTCCTAGTCCAGCGCAGGATTATGTTGAGCAACGTATTGATCTGAACGAGTTGCTCGTTAACCACCCAAGTGCGACGTATTTTGTCAAAGCCGCCGGCGACAGCATGAAAGACGCAGGCATAGGGGAAGGTGATCTTCTGGTCGTGGATAGCTCAAGAACAGCAGTTCATGGCGATATCGTTATTGCTGCTGTGGATGGGGAATTCACCGTTAAGAAGCTGCAACTGCATCCGCGGGTTCAGCTTAACCCAATGAACCCTGCATATTCGCCAATAGTCGTCGGTAGTGAGGACACTCTCGACGTGTTCGGGGTGGTTACGTACATCATTAAATCAGCTGGCTAAGATGTTTGCGCTTTGTGATGTGAATTCATTTTATGCATCGTGCGAGACCGTATTTCGTCCTGATCTGAAAGGGCGTCCGGTGGTCGTTCTGTCAAACAACGACGGCTGTGTGATCGCCCGCTCGCCAGAAGCGAAGCCCTTCGTCAAAATGGGTGAGCCTTATTTCAAGCAAAAGGACATGTTTCGCCGGCACGGTATTATCGCGTTTAGCAGCAACTATGAGCTTTATGCCGATATGTCCAACCGAGTGATGACAACGCTGGAGGAACTCTCTCCACGCTGCGAAATTTACAGTATTGATGAGGCATTTTGCGATCTGACTGGTGTTCGTAACTGTCGCGACCTTACCGACTTTGGCAGGGAAATTCGCGAGACGGTTCTGCGCAGGACGCACCTCAAGGTCGGTGTCGGCATAGCCCAGACTAAAACCCTGGCAAAGTTGGCCAATCACGCGGCGAAACAGTGGCAGCGGCAGACCGGAGGAGTGGTGGATCTGTCTAATCTGGAAAGACAGAGGAAGTTGATGGCTTTGCTTCCGGTGGATGAGGTCTGGGGCGTCGGGCGTCGCATCAGTAAAAAACTGGAGGCCATGGGCATTAACACGGTACTTCAACTGGCGGATACCGATATCCGTTTTATCCGGAAGCATTTTAATGTTGTTCTGGAGCGAACCGTGCGGGAGCTACGCGGGGAGCCTTGTCTTGGCCTGGAGGAGTTCGCGCCGGTAAAACAGGAAATAGTCTGCAGCCGCTCGTTCGGCGGCCGAATTACGGAATACCATGAAATGAGGCAGGCAATATGCAGCTATGCCTCGCGCGCAGCGGAGAAACTCCGAGGTGAGCACCAGTATTGCCGCTTTATCTCCGCATTCGTCAAAACGAGTCCGTTTGCGCTGAACGAGCCGTATTACGGCAACAGCGCATCGGTCAAGCTGCTGACCCCGACCCAGGACAGCCGGGATATAATCGCCGCGGCGACCAGGTGCCTAGACGCTATCTGGAAAGATGGGCATAGATACCAGAAAGCAGGCGTGATGCTGGGGGATTTCTACAGCCAGGGCGTGGCTCAGCTAAATCTGTTCGATGACAACGCACCACGAAAGAACAGTGAAAAGCTCATGGAAGTACTCGACCATCTCAATGCGAAAGACGGAAGGGGAACTCTGTATTTTGCAGGGCAGGGGATCCAAACGGCCTGGCAGATGAAGAGGGAAATGCTATCACCACGTTATACAACCCGGTTTTCAGATCTACCAGTCGTCAGGTGAGAGGGTCGATTAGTTCTGCTCCCTGATTTTTCACATTGCCTACCGCTCGCAATACCGGGTGCCAGGTAAAATGGTCGGCGGATACTGCTCCGTCGACTGCTATCTCTTCTGCTTCTTTCCCGCCTATATCTTGGCGCATCGATTCGCGTACTGCTTCCGGCGTCATGACCAGCGGCCGGCGATCGTGAATATCTACGAAACACTCATCAGCTGTGGCGGTCACTATCAAAATAAATTACATACAAGTACTGGTGAGAACTAATGAGACGAGGCTGCTAGATGGGAACGCTTTGATAGCGAGAAGGTTTAAAGGGCTGGGTTGGTAGCTTATAGATATCAGAAACCCGGTTTTACCGGGTTTCTGTTTCGTATCATGCGGCTTTTTTCTGCTGTTCAGAAGAACGATTCAAAAGCTCATTGATAAGCGAACGCATTAGCAGTGCATCTTTGTGCAAAGCGGTAAGAGTGGACATTGTTTAACTCCCCAAGTTAGTAGATGTGTGAAAAGCGCTGGTGACTAATCAGCGCATAAGATCATGCTTCAACCTAAACTGATTCTACCACTGAGTTGGTGGCACGTTGTGATCTTTAATGTTGCCGTGCGCTTCCACGCACTTATCATAGTCTAATTTCTCTATTGCAAGCAACAACGATTCAGCGTAGTTGAGCCCTTGCTTGATATTCATTACGTTGATACTGGCATTCGCAGCATCCATATCTCTTGCGGTTGCTACCATCGTTTCAAAATTCTCAGCAACTTTTGAAATGCCCTCTTTCATTTGATGGAAAACAGCTTTCAGTTGATCGAGGTTAGGATTTGTAAGGTCATACATCCCATACATTCCATGTACTTCAAATAGTTCAGACAGCGATCGCAGAGCAAAGTTCACAGAATCAATGATTTGGTCGTATTGTACTTTTTGGATATCATTCAT